GTGGACAGAAAATCACTCCGTAAGCTTCGTAAAAAATTGCCAACCAGGTTCCTTAAGGAACTTATGTCACGATCGGGAATGAGCAAAAGCACCGTGAGCAAAACAATGAATGGTACCCGTGAATCAAAAGTGGTGTTAGACTCCGCTATTGCATGGGCCGAAGAAATTGCAACTCAGGATTTATCTCGTAAACAAAAATTAGACAATTTATGCTCCCGGCCGGATTAGAAGGATCAATTGAAATTTATTTCGACGGCTCTAATTGCCGCGCCCTGGTTAACGGTAATCGTATGGATTATCTCGAATTGCCATCAGCTTTGCGCGAACCTTTCCAGGCTGAATTAATTGCGGATAAAGCTGCTCTGAATTTTATCCGTAACGAGTTTAAAATTCTAGATACCGACCTGGTGGAACTCTGCTTTGTAAAATGCAGGTATGGCGCGCTTGATTCGACTCCCGATATCTCAGGAAATAAAGCAGTTCCGGATGCGCCTTGCTGCAAACATATTGCTACATGCAAGGGATTCAATATTGTGTGCAAAATTCCTGAAGCTGTTAACGGACATATCACTTCCTGCGAGTACCAGGTAATTTGCCTCCTTTCGCGTGGCAAGCAAGATATTGAAATAGCTGACATCATGCATATCGAAGTTTGTACCGTGCGTACATACCTGGCACGTATCCGCGAAAAGCTTTGTGTTAATAACCGTATTGAAATTGCCCTTTGGGCCTATAATAAAGGCATTTAACCGCGTCTTCACTCTCAAAATCGAACTCTATGAAAAAACCACAACCAAAGCAACGTTACCGTGTACACTACACTGTAACCGTTAATGGCACTCCATACGAAAAGGATGCCCCATTCCTGGCCCGAAACGATAAGGATGCTGAAGACCAGCTTCGGAATACAATGAAATCCTTTCCCGAAACTGATTACGTGATAAATTATACCGAACTCATATGACGGATCTTATCATCAGCAGTCTGCCACTTCAAGAGTTAACGCTTCATGCTTACGAAGCCTTAATCCTATCACTGAAAATAAGCATTCCTTTCGAAAACGATACTACCCGCCTTATTGCTATAAAAGCCGAAATAACACAGCTCGAAATACTTGTAAACCATACTCGTGAGGTAATTATTAACAACCAATAATACATACTAATATGCTGGCATACCACATTCATCCCGAAGGTTATGGGTTTAAAACCGACACTGATCAGTTTTTCTGGTCGCGCGTATCGGCTGGCAAGTACTGCGAATCGCAGCTTTACGCCAATCTGCTTTTATCAGTCAAAAAGTATGTTGAGTATACTACCAATGCCACAGTATTGGGTCCAACATACAACACCATAAAGCGCGATGCAGCTTTCTGCATACTTAATCAATTTGTTCGCGCTGAACATACACAATCGTTGCTACAGTTATCCAATTCAATACTCGATCTCGAGGCACACCTACGCGCTATTATACCAGGCAAAAACCATCCTTTTCATTTCAAGTCGAAAGAGCAGCTTAACGATATCATTTGGATGTGCATCCGCATCCGCAAGCAATTTAAAATACAAACCTGATTCCAACCAAAGATGAAGCCTGCAAGCTGAGGATTCGACCGGGTTGAGTGTGAGGAAAACCCGGACACAACTGGACGTAGGAACTGGCCGTTCCGAACCTTTGAAGCGTTAAGTCACACCATGTATTGCAGGCAGGCCGAAAGGCCGGTACTAGTGGCCGGGAGCCCGGTGGAAGACGGGCTCCTTTTATCAACACTTATAATTATTAATTATACAATGGCAAACATCATGACAACACAGGAAATATTAAAACAATGTGCTATTGAAGGATCAATAGTTAAGCTTCCTCAAATAAAACTCGACCGAAAAACATACCAGGATGTCGCGAAGCAATTGGAGCACATTGGCGGTAAATGGAAGGGTGGTAAAGTATTTGGGTTTGTTTTTGAACAGGATCCTACATCGTTAATATCCGAAATTGCCAACGGTAAAACCCGTAATCTGAAAAAGGAATTCCAATTTTTCGAAACTCCTGAAGAATTAGCCATTGAGCTTTGCGAACATGCTTTTATTGATGCTGCCATTGTTGGTAAAGTGTTGGAGCCATCAGCAGGTAAAGGCGCAATTATCAAGGCAATTCATAAAGATCAATATGATCAGTTAAATGTAAGGTATTGCGAGCTGGATCCACTCAATAGAAGCTTCCTGTCAAGAATTTCAAACACAAAATATTTATGCGATGATTTTTTGCAATTAAATGCACCTGACGAATTTGCAACCATAATCGCAAACCCTCCATTTACAAAAAATCAGGATATCGATCATATTTATAAAATGTATGAATGCCTGAAGCCATCCGGCCGGCTTGTATCCGTTGCATCAAAACATTATCAGTTTACTTCCGGCAAAAAAGAAACTTCATTCCGCGAATGGTTATCGGCAAAAGATGCCCATGTAATTAATTTGCCTGCGGGAGTTTTTAAAACCAGCGGAACCGGTGTTTCAGCTTGCATTATAATTATCAATAAACACAACTAATGATATACCTTATAATAGTTGATCTTTTTTGCGGTGCCGGTGGCGAAAGTTACGGGGATGAGCTTGCAGAAGTAAATGGCCAACGCTGCGCAAAAGTAATTGCATGCATAAATCATGATGCCAATGCCATAGCCAGCCACTCGGCCAATATGCCCGATGCCTTGCATTTTACCGAGGATGTACGCATGATCAACCTGCATAAGCTCGTAGCACATGTAAATAAAATGCGGGTTAAATACCCGGATGCATTGCTGGTGCTTCACGGATCTATGGAATGTACCAACTTTTCGAACGCTAAGGGCGGAAACCCGCGTGAAGCTGACAGTCGCACGCTCGCTTATTCGCTGTATATGAAATGGGAAGAGTCGACCGGCGCATATGTGGAAGGTAATAGCTATATCCAGATGCTGAAACCGGATTACATTACCATTGAAAACGTGGTTGAGTTTATGAGCTGGGGACCGCTGGGCGAAGATAAAAAGCCGGTGCATAAACACAATGGCCGCGATTACATGCGCTGGAAAAACAAGATTGAAAGTTTTGGATATCGTTTTGACTACCGTGTATTGAATTCAGCTGATTTCGGGGCGCTTACTTCACGCAAACGGTATTTTGCTCAATTCGCTTTGGGATCTTTGCCCATTTCGTGGCCACAGGCTACCCATGCCAAGAAACCTGTAAAGGGCGGATTTTTTAACGATGAGTTAAAGAAATGGCGTCCTGTGCGTGAAGTGCTGGATCTTACGGATGAAGGAGTAAGCATTTTTACACGCACCAAAGCTTTAAGCGATAAAACGCTGGAACGCATTTACGCAGGACTTATCAAGTTTGTGGCTGGTGGAAAAGATAAATGGCTGCTTAAATACAATTCGTTAAACGGTAAAACAGGAAAACACGTTCCTCCAAGCCTGGATGATCCGTGCCCGGTGATCAGCACGCAGGGAAGAATTGGAGTAGTAAGCGCACAATTTCTTTCGAAATACTATTCCGGGAGGCCGGAACATAAAAATATTACCATCGACGGTCCGGCCGGAACCATCACCTGCATTGATTCGCATGCCATGGTAAGCGCTGAATTTATTCAGTCGCATTACAGCAGCGGCGATAATGTATCGAGCATTGATTCACCTGCTCCAACGGTAACTACAAAGGACCGTTTCGGTATTGTGCAGCCTAAGTTTATGTGTTCTTACAATTTTAAGGATACATCCAGGGATATTGACGAACCATGCCCTACCCTGATGACAAAAGACAGGCTTGCTGTTGTAAGTCCTAAATTCCTTGATCAGCAATTCGGGCAGAGCAAACCGGCTTCTATTGATGAACCGTGCAATGCGATAACAGCCAATCCAAAGTTTAACCTGGTTAGCATAGATTCTTTATCTGATTCACAAAAAGTGCAGGTTACCTGTGATTGTGGTAATAGTTGGATTAGTTCTGTTACAACTTACGAAAAAGAGCCTTGTACAAAATGCGGTCGACTTGGTGGATCTGTTACATTTTTAAATCAACATTTTGTAATGAACCAGTACACCGGTGGCGGACAGGTATCGAGCATTGAAGATCCCAATCCAACAGTAACATCGGTACCCAAACAAAACCTTGTTACCTGCAAGCCCTGGATAATGGATACCGCTTTCGGAAATACAGGCAGCAGCATCGACGAACCATCCCGGGTAATTACCGCCAACCGCAAATGGCATTACCTCATGAACCCGCAGTTTACATCGGCAGGCGGATCCATTGAGGAACCTTGTTTCACGCTGATAGCCAAAATGGATAAGCGCCCTCCTTACCTGGTGGAAACCGAAGAAGGATATGCCGCCATTGAGTTTTTTGAAACCGACAGCGAAATAACGGTTAAAATCAAAGAATTCATGTGCATGTACGGCATTGTAGATATCAAGATGCGCATGCTCCGCATCCCGGAACTGAAACAGATAATGGGTTTCCCGAAAGATTATGTACTTATTGGAACGCAGGCTGACCAAAAGAAACAAATTGGCAATGCCGTTGAAGTGAAAATTGCAAAAGCAAGGTGTGAAGCAATGGTAAGCAGATTAACGAGAGAAAGGATCGCGATATGAACGGAATCGGCTCACATCAATCAGCAAAGATGAAAAACGACGAGTGGTTAACCCCTCCGGATATCATTGCAAAACTTGGTCCGTTTGATACCGATCCATGCGCTCCTGTTATTCGCCCATGGGATACAGCAAAACAACACTTTACCATTGAAGATGATGGACTGAACCAGTTGTGGAATGGATTCGTTTGGTGTAATCCTCCTTATGGATTAGAGGCTCAGCGCTGGTTATTCCGCATGTCGCAGTACGATAATGGCATTGCTCTCATTTTTGCCAGGACTGAAACAAAGATGTTTCAAAAATGGGTTTGGGATCAAGCTACATCTCTTTTATTCATTTTCGACCGATTGTATTTTCATGATGTAAACGGTAACAGGGCAAAAGCTAATGCAGGAGCTCCATCTGTTCTGGTAGCTTATGGATCACTTGCCGACATACGACTGAAGGATTCTGGTATTAATGGTAAATACATACGTTTACGATGAGAACTCCCATTACCTACTACGGAGGAAAACAAATGCTTGCTAAGCTTATTGTAAGCATACTTCCGAAGCATAAGATTTATTGTGAGCCTTATTTCGGTGGTGGAGCTGTATTTTTTGCAAAACGTAAATCGTACCTCGAGGTAATTAACGACATAAATCATAAGCTTATTACTTTCTTCACCATTCTGCGCGATGATTATAAGAACTTAAACCGGATTATTTCGGATACGCTTCACTCCGAAGCTATTCATAAAGCTGCAAAAGATATTTATAACGGACGTGCCGGCACGGTTTCCGATTTGGAATTAGCCTGGAGTGTATGGGTTGTTACCAATGGATCTTTTGGCGGAAATATACATGGCGGTTGGAAATGGTGCAATGGTACAGCTGGTTCTCATTCCGGTATTTATCTGCGCGGTAAACGCGAAGATTTAAGCGAAGAAATATCTGAGAGACTTAAAGACGTTCAAATTTCCTGCCGGAAGGCAATAAGAGTAATCATCGATAGAGATACTGACGAAACAGTCTTTTATCTCGATCCTCCGTATGCCGGATTTGTACAAGGTCATTATAGCGGATTCACAATTAAGGATCTTTTTGAACTGCTTCAGGTGATCCAGGATATGAAGGGCAAGTTTATCCTTTCAAATTTCTGGTCGCAAACGCTACGCTGGCATGTAGCCAAAAACAACTGGCATACTATCAGTATTACCAGCCTTAATAAAATTGCCAATCTCGGAATCAGGTCACAAGGAAAAAAGAAAGTGAAATCCAAAACCGAGATCCTAGTAATGAATTTTATCCCTGAAGCAGCAAATCAATATCAAATAGAATTTAACGACTAACCCTATGATCAACTACTTTAACCTTATCCGCGCCCTGAAAACCGACCAATACGACGAATTAACCGTAAAGGAACTGAAAGAAGAATTTAATACTGAACCAGATATTGATACACAGAATGTGGAAATGTTTCCTGAAGGTTATGAAAGATTTAACACAAATATAGCCGAAATGGCCGCATATTTTGGGAGACACTTATCCCAAGGAGCTGTAGTTGTATTTGGCAATCCTAATTCATTCCCTGTAATGCAAAAGGAAATACAACCTTTTCCTATTAAAGAATTGAGGCTCGAACCCATCATTAAGCCATACGAATTTTTAGAAGATCCGACAAAACAACGCCGCCAGAAGCGACAAAACCAATTACGTTCCCGTAACCATAAAAAATAACTTCCTCGCCATCTCATTTTCAAATTCCTAAATTCATTCACCATGCGCAAACAACCTAAATCCCCTGCCGAACACCACGAAAAAACCGATATTAAATCCGGCGACCAGCTTATCAGCTTTAAAACACAGCCTAACCATCCATGCACCTGCGGATCAGGGTTAAAGCAAAAGAAATGCTGCGGCAATAAATCCGATCGCCGCGTTACGGCCAGGCATATCGAAATATTTAAAAAGCCCGATTTTATCTATATCTCCACCAAATATACACACCGAAAGGATAAATACTTCTTTATGTGGCGGCACGAAAGCAAAGGATATCACTTTGCCAGGGAAGAAGCCGGCATATTTCACGTTGCCTACAGCTCCCGTGAGCATGTTTGCTCGGTGCCAAAGGAAACCGCTGCGCCTCTCTTTATCGAAGCAGTTGTTGATAACCACAAATGTCACGTATTACCTAATACCCCGGCTAACCGTAAAATTATGGGGATTGATTTAAAGGATTTGACAGCAACTTTCCCTTACAATTTTTAAAATTAAACAGAGCTCAATGCAACTCGATCTAACCCTCTCCGAACAAAATGCCATCGGTCATTCAATGGCCGAGATAGCCGGAATCCTTTTCAATAAAATGGATGAAGGCGTTACCGAACCCTGTATTGAAGGAACCTTCGAAGTGGTAAAATCCAATAAAATTATTGAATACACCATCACAGCTAAAAGCAAATAAAAAATCTGTAATGCAAAAAATACTCTTAATTATCGGCCCGCCTGAATGTGGTAAAACGTGGATGGCCCGGCAAATTGCTGAAGATTATAAAAAAGACGAAGTAACCTGGATTGTTGGAAAAAACATAAGAGCAAACCATCCTTTTAATTTTCAGGATTGTGAGCCTACAACAAAACTGCTGATCATTGATGATTTGCCTTCGGTTGAAAAACTGGAAGGGCTATACCATACTGTAAATGGAATTACCGTCGATAAACAATTGCATAAAGCATTTACTCTCAATCCCCGCATTATCATCACTTCTTCCGCAATCACATCTGACCAGGTTCCCCATGATGAAAGCTTTAAACATCGCTTCGATGTGCTGGATATGAAGTCATTTAACACGTTTTAACCTTCACTTTTCACTCTTCACTTTTCACTCATAACTATCCACTGCCTTACATGATTCCTCCCGAAATTATAGATCAGATTAAGCGCGAATCCGAACTAACCCGCGTTATTGGCGATTTCATTGCACTTAAGAAAAAAGGCTCCCAGCACGTTGGCGAATGCCCCAACTGTAACAAGGTTGACGGGCTTACGGTTTCCAAAGCCAAACAAATATATAAATGCCACAGCTGCGGATTTGGAGGTAACGACTCGGTAAAGTTTGTAACCGAATACAAAAAAGTAAGTTTCCCTGCAGCACTCAAAATTGTTGCCAATATTTATTCCATCGCCATCGACGAAACCCCAAAGCCACGCGGACCCCAGCGCAAAGAAAAACCTGTAGTCGAAACTTTCCGCGATCGCCAGCTTAAACTTTCGGGCATCAGCGAAGATGATCAGAAAATAAACTGTGCTGACGTCGATAAAGTTAGGATTATCGATGCATTCGAATCAGGAACACGCGATCAGTACGGTAAACTTATCGCCGGCGACGATATGATTATTTGGTATTACGACCTGGATGGGAAACCGGTTCAGTACCAGGTACCGAAAACCAACAAAATGGCCGATCTGTTCCGCATTCGCTGGCAAAATCCGGAAATGCATAAGGATAAACCCGGCCGCCCCATGAAATACTCTTCGCCTTATGGTTCCGGATCGCATTTGTTTATCCCTGAGCAGGTACGGCAGGCCTACCGCGAACGCCGCGTAGTAAAACGCCTCTTTATACAGGAAGGCGAAAAGAAGTCGGTAAAGGCTTGCATTCACGGCATTTTCTCTGTCGGCATTATGGGCATTATGAATATTGCCATGAACGATCAGCTTCCTTACGAGTTCGAGCTTATTATACGTGCCTGCCAGGTTGAGGAAGTAATATTTGTGCTCGACAGCGATTGGGATCAGCTCAGCAACGATCTTAAGCCGGGTGATCAGGTCGACCGCCGTCCGTTGAACTTCTTTTATGCCGTGCGCAATTTCCGCGATCACTTCAAAAAGTTTACCAACATAGGCATTTACCTCGAAACGTATTTCGCTTACATCAAACCGAACGACAAAAAAGACAAAGGACTCGATGATTTGCTGGCGAATACGCTTGCCGGCCGCGAGCGCGAACTCCTCGAGGATATTAATTTCACCATCAACGAGAAAAACGGCAAAGGGAAGTACATTCAGCTTAATAAAATATCAACGCTCAGCGATCTGAAAATACGTGAGTTCTGGGAGCTGCAAAGTGCCGAATCCTTTGCTTTAAAATACAAGGACGAACTGATTGCCATCCCTGAATTTAAAATCGGAAAGCACAAATGGCGTTTTAACGAAGATGAAAAGTTTGTTCCGGCACAAGCCCTTCAGGATGATGAGGAATACTACGAAAAAGTTACCAAGCATAGCCGCGATGGCAACGAATATACCGAATTCCGCTTCCGTTATCGCCGTTGTTACAATTTCCTGCTTCAGCGCGGTTTCGGAAGGTACGAACTGAAAGGACCCGGGAAGTTTGTTTTTATCCGGCAGGATAACAAAATTGTAGAGGAAGTGGACAGTTACCATATCCGCGATTTTGTAACCGAATTTACTGAGCAGATTGCCGAAAAAGCGCATTTGGATGATATTATGGATATGTTTTACCGTGGCGCAAAAATGTACCTGGGACCTGATAGTTTGAGTAACCTCAAATATGTAAATCCTAAATTCGAAACTGCTGATAAAAACTTTCAGATCCTGTTTTTCAAAAACAAATACTGGAAAATCACCGCCGAAGGCATCGAGGAACATCCGCTCAGCGACCTGCAGTACAGCGTTTGGAAAGATAAAATAAACGATTTCGACGCAAAGCTGCTTCCCGATGACTTTATAAAGGTAAAGCGTTTTGAGAAAAAGGATATAGAAACCATTACTGATGAAACCACAAAGCAGGTTATGCTCCACCAGTTCGATGTAACGCTGAGCAAACAGGCCAACGAATGCCATTTCCTGCGCTTCCTGTACAATACAGGCGAATTTGCCTGGCGCAAACTTATTAACCCGGCCGGATGGCGCTATTACACCGAATACGAAAAGGCAAACCACGTCGCCAAAAATCCGGATAGTCAATATACCCTCAGCGATCAGCTCGAAACAAACCTCCATTTTGTAAGTAAAATGACAGCCATCGGGTACCTGTTGCACAAATACCGCGATAAATCGTGCGAAAAGGCCGTTGTGGCCATGGATGGGCGCATCAGCGAAGTAGGCGACAGCAATGGCCGTACAGGTAAATCAATCCTGGGCTTTGCCATAGGGCAGGTTATTCCGCAATGCTACATCGGAGCCAAAAGCAAGGATTTAACCGAGGATCCATTTATATGGGAGGAAGTTTCCGAAAAAACGGATAATATTTTCCTTGATGACGTTCGGGCAAACGTGGATTTTGAATTCTTTTTCCCGGTAATAACCGGAAAGATTACTATCAACACCAAGGGCACTAAAAAATACACCCTCAGCGAAGCCGAAACGCCTAAAATATTCATGACTACCAACCACGCCATTAACGGCGACAGCGGATCGTTCAAGGATCGCCAGTTCCAGCTTGCTTTCTCCGATTTTTACAACGATTCGCACAAACCCATCGAGGATTTCGGTCTTAATTTCTTCACCGAGTGGGACGAAACGCAGTGGAACTATTTCTACAACCTCAAAGCCCGCTGCCTGCAAACCTACTTTTACGCTGCCAGCATGGGCTGGGGAGTTAACGGAACCGGACTGGTGCAAGGTCCTTTGGAACGCCTCGAGCTCCGCCGTCTGCGCCAGTTTATCGGCGAAAGCTACTTAACCTGGGCCGACGAGTACTTTGGCTCCGGCGACGATGTGGCCAGCGAGGATATCAGCAACAACAACATTAACAGGCGCATTGCCCGTAGCGAGCTGACCAACGATTTCTACGATAAAAACCCCGCCGAACGTAAGTTTGTACCTCCCTTCAAATTCAAGAAGAAACTGCAGAGTTACTGCCATTTCCGCAAGCTGCAGTTCAACCCTCAAAAGGATATGATCGACAGCCGACCTGGCGACGACAAATCGGGCGGAATCGAATACTTTACAGTGGCAAATACGAAATACACAATATTATAATGTTCGATAAAATCAAATTTTATAAACATTACGACATGCAAAAACAACTCACATTAACCATCCTTACCCCATATCTGGCCCCTGACCGGCCACTCTTAAAGGATATATTCCCTTTTGAACACAACGGCCGCAACTGGCACGTAGCAAGTAATCCGCATAGTATAATTATGATTGCACAATATGCTGAAAACAGGCTGCCTCCTCCTGATCATGCTTTTCCTAATCTCCTGGCAATAATACCCGCATTTAATTGCCAGTTGCAAATCCGTATCGAAGATTTGAACGAAACGTATTTCAGCATCCCTTTGGTAAATCAGGAAGTAACCTACGAATGTGAAACCTGCAACGGCGACGGAACTTTTACACATGATGGTTTTGATTACGATTGTAAAACATGTAACGAAACCGGTAAAATAAAAACCGGCCGGTTAGAAAAGGCCAAGGATCCTGCAAAGGATATTCTTATCAACGGCATTCCCATCGATAGCAAGCATGTTTACATGATGCTGAACGTGATAAAACAAGCCGGTGTAAGTTCAGTAACGCTTCGCCATAGTTCGGAAAATAAACCACTGCTTTTCGAATTGGATGATACCATCATGATCCTGATTGCCCAAAAACATTACAATGACGAAAACCCACGCAAAGAAACTGTTGCAGTGAAAATTCACGGAATTAATTAATACTTAATTACATAAAGCACATGATCTCAGAATACAACCAGGTAAAAAGATATTTAGGAATACGATTCGGCTATGGAAACCCTATTCCTGATGGAACATACGCCGTTCCTACCCAAACAAGCAAAGGCAACGCCTTTATGAAAATGGAATTTAAAGATGAAAAAACAGTTGGCGAAAAGAACTTCCATTTGTATTGGGACGAAAAACTAACCATCGACTGGTATTCCAATCCCAAACCATTATTCCTAACTGAAAGCAAATTCGCCAAACTATTCAGGAAAATTGACAAAGTAACAAAGTACCTATAACCCTCGTCAACTCATCATTTTCAAATTTTCACATTTTCACATCTTCAAATTAACCACAACATGCCACAATCAGCCATCAAATTCCCGGCTCCTCCTATCGAAAGCGTTCTGCAGTTGGTATTTAAATCCGACACAGTTCCCGATATCGGTTTCGATCCCGAAAAACTTCTATTCAAAACATTAGACGAAGCACTCGCCTGGCGCAATTCCATATCGGCTGATGATGTCGAGTACCTGGCAGGTATTGATAGGTTTGTTGCACAGCTTACACCCGACGAAACTATTGATCTTAACACGTTGGTTAAGCCCGAAAACAAAGTGAAGTTTTACAGGTGCCTGTTTTATGTACTAATAGGATGCAACATACTCAACCTGGCATCATTCAGCGACGATTTCTCCAAGTTCAAGCTAAATGAATCACTGCTTTAACATGCGATGCAATGAAAAAGCGCACACACCCTATTTTAACGCATCCCGGCCCATGCAGCAAACTCAGCTATTCATATGCAGCGGCCCACCTGGCAATAAACATTGCACGTATGCCAAACCTGTTAAGCACCAAGCGTAAAAAGAAAATTCCGCGTCGGGCTTATAAATGCCCTACATGCCAAACCTGGCACCTAACCAGTAAAAAATATGACCAAAACCACGATGACAACTGAAACACTAATGCACGGATTACAGGACATTGCATCCGGCCGTATACCCCACGAAGCCATTATCGATATGGCTCCTTACATCCGGATGTACATGCCCGATGTGCAAGCCCACGACAATTATGTGCCAGTGCTGGGAACCGATTATGTGTACATGGCTGGTCAGGTTAGCGGCCTCAATTATACCGAAGCGTTCACACTGTTTGTTCAGGCCGAGTACATGCTTAACAGCTGCGGATACAAAACCATAAATCCAATGCGCATAGTTCCACATACTGCAAGTTGGCTAACAGCCATGTGTATTTGCCTTACCGCCATGGTAAAACACTGCGATAAAATATACCTGCTCGAAAATTGGGAGCAATCCAACGGTGCTACAATCGAAAAATTGATTGCCGACGACCTTTTGTTCAGGAATATTAAATTCTCAAACCTTTTAAAAATAGCTATATGACAGCCAATCAGAAAATTGAAGTCGCTTTGGTAATAACCTTACTTGGATGCCTGCTCTTACTGGTTTTTATTGCAATTGAATAACACGTAATTATTACAAAAAACAACAGTCATGAAAGCAAGAAACACAGAACACCCGATTTTATTCAGTACTCCAATGGTGCAGGCCATTTTGGAAGAGAGAAAAACAATGACCAGGAGAATAGTTACTAAAGTTAATTTCTTTAACAATCCTTCAATAGAATTTGCCGGATTAACTGATGGAGATAGTTTTGCTCATTTTAAAGGTAAAAATGATAGTGAGAGTTGTGCCGGATCTATCTGTCCATTTGGCAAACCAGGTGATAAACTTTGGGTAAAAGAAATGTATTATGCCTACGGATATTGGGAGCAAAAAGGTAAAACAAAAACAGGTAAGAATAAATACAGTTTTGTTGATTGCACCGGTATCGACTTCGTTTATAAATACCAAGAGAATAAACCCCAACGCCTGCAAACAGGCAAAACTTATAAAATGGGATGGTACAAACGCAGCTCCATGTTTATGCCCCGCAAAGCTTCTCGTCTATTACTTGAGATAACTAATATCAGAGTTGAGTGCCTCCATAATATTTCGGAAGCTGATGCAATGTCCGAAGGAGCTGAAGCATTAACCAATATGCATTCAAGCGTTAAGTTTTCCTCGAGGGAACCAAACTACAGAACAGGATTCGCTTCAATATGGATGAAAATAAACGGCGAAGAAAGCTGGAAATCCAATCCATGGGTATGGGTAATTGAATTTAAACGCATTAATAACCAATAAATAACCAATAGACAAATCACACATGAAAAACCTGCAGTTAGACCAAACAACAGCCCGCAAGATTTTTAAAAAGTCTTCGGAAGAAGTAAAAGAAATACTTATCAGCTCGTTCGGAGCTGAGTGTTTCTCTCAAAAAATTACCGATCGCATTAAAACATTTGAGGATGGTTGCGAAGAATTAGGAATATCGAATAATGCGTGCAGACCAATTTTTGACGAAGATGAAGATCCTGACGAAATAGCTTACAAAAAATTGAAGGTTATTGTAGGAGCATTAAACGAGGGATGGATCCCCGACTGGAACGACTCCAATCAAAAGAAGTGGTATCCGTGGTTTAACCTGTCCTCCGGGTTCGGTTTTTCGGATTCGAATTACTTCTATACGGCCGCGGCTGCGGGTGTCGGCTCTCGCCTTTGCTTTCGCGACAAATTAACGTCCGATTATGCAGGCCAACAATTTATTGATTTATACGAACAATTTTTAACCCTTAAATAAAACCCCAAAATGACAACAGCGAAAACAAAAAAGACAGCAAAAGGCAAACCGGTATTTGATTATCGTACAATCAAATCGTATGAGGACGCATGCAAAAAATTACAACTGGATCCGGAAGCACTTCCAGATGTATCAATGATACCTGAAGAATTTAGGACGGCTATTGTTAACCTATACAAATTGTTTATCATTTTTAAGGCCATTAATAACGGATGGGAACCTGACTGGAATGATAGCAGTCAATTAAAGTATTATCCATGGTTTTTGGTTGAAGCATCAGCGGCCCTGTCCTCCGGGTTCGGTTTTTCGTTTTCGGGTTACGGCTTTACGGGCGCGGATACGACTGTCGGCTCTCGCCTTTGCACATATAGCAGCAAAACAGCCCTGTACATCGGAAAAACATTTCAGGAGGAGTATAAGCAGAGCCTTTTGATTTTGAAATAAAACAGTACCGGTTGTATGCTGCGATTGTCTGACAGCCCTGTCCTCCGGGTTCAGTTTTTCGAATTCGAATTACAACTATACGAACACGAATACGAATGTCAGCTCTCACCTATGCTTATTAACGCGGCGTAAACCCTGCCCACACGGCAAAAAAATAAAGTAAACTCTAAAAAAGCGTTGGTACCTGAGCGGGAAAACGATTTTTAATCAGGCAAAGTGTTTTACCTCCTTTTGATTTAATATACAATGAAAAAGAAAGAAAAGAATTGCAAGGCATGTTGTCATTGTTGGCCTTGGTTTCTTCAATGTGAAGAATGTAACGGGGGTTATAAACTTGTCAATATGGTAAATGTAATTGTTAAACAAAAGAGATGAAAAGAACCGGAAATCTGTACGCAAGCATCTGCAGCGTTGAAAACCTTCAACTAGCCGACAGCATTGCCCGTAAAGGCAAGCTAAAACAACCCGGCGTTGTAGCGCACGACAAAAACCGCGAAGCAAATATTCAAGCACTGCACCAAATGCTGGTACGTAAAACATACACCACTTCGGAATACACCACCTTTACCATCAGGGAACCCAAGGAGCGTTTAATTTTTCGCCTGCCTTATTTCCCTGATCGCATCACACATCATGCGGTAATGAATATACTGGAACCACTGTTTGTATCCGTTTTTACAGCCGACACATACAGCTGCATCAAGAAACGCGGAATACATGCCGCTGCCAATGCTGTTAAACAAGCTTTGCGCGACATACCTGGCACCCAGTATTGCTTTAAACTAGATATCCGCAAGTTTTATCCAACAGTCGATCACGACACGCTTAAACGGCTGCTTCGGCGCAAAATAAAAGATCAGGACCTTTTATGGCTTCTCGATGGTATTATCGACAGCGCCGAAGGTTTACCCATAGGCAACTACCTGAGCCAGTATTTTGCCAATTTCTATCTTACTTACTTCGACCACTGGATGAAAGAGCAGCGACAGGTAAAATATTACTTCCGCTATGCTGATGATATGGTAATCCTCTCCCCATCAAAAGCCTATTTGCACCAGCTGCTTGCCGATATCAGGCAATACCTGGATGTAAACCTGAAGCTCGAGGTAAAACATAACTACCAGGTATTCCCGGTCAGCAAACGAGGGATTGATTTTGTAGGATATGTTTTCTTTCACACCCACACTTTATTGCGCAAAAGCATCAAACAAAACTTTGCCCGGATGCTGATCCGGAACCGGAACCGGCAATCCATTGCATCGTACAACGGATGGGCATCGCACTGCAACAGCAAACACTTACTTAAAAAACTACTTCATGAATAGTTTCAGTCAATTCAACATTGCTACAGCCTCAAAGAATTTTGAGGGCGACAAAATCAAAATGTCGAAAATACTTAACCGCGAAATCGTGGTACACGCATTTAAAATTGAGGAATCCAAAGTGTTTAAGGACCGTGGCTCAGGAAAATGCCTGCACCTTCAAATATCATTCAACAACGAAAAGCACATCGTTTTCACCGGTTCATCCGGACTGATCGAAGTAATTGAGCAGGTTCCCGCCTCAGGGTTCCCATTCACAACCACCATTAAAGAAGAAAACGAAAGATACCTGTTTACTTAATCACTAAAAATGAAACAATTTAAAGGAAAAGCAATTTACAACCCATCAGGCAAAGCCGGTGAATACGCTCAATGGGCATGTAATTTTTATGTTGGATGCTCCAATGGATGCGAGTATTGTTATTGCAAAAAAGGAAGACTGGCCGGTACCATGGGAGGTGATAAGGCGGTGCTGAAGAAATGTTTCAGGGATGAACAACACGCAATGGATATCTTTTGCACAGAAATGGCAACAAATGAACGTGAGCTGCAGCAACATGGTTTATTCTTTTCATTCACAACAGATCCATTGCTTCCGGAAACTTACCGTTTGACATTACGTGCAATGGAATTATGCCTAAGCTGGAATATTCCTGTTAAAATACTCACAAAAAGAGTTGATTGGAATATTCTGTTAAATATCGGCTATTTAAGAAATGCATATAAAAATCTTTCGTTTGGATTTACACTGACCGGGCATGATGAATTGGAACCCGGTGCAAGCACTAATGCAAAGCGTATAAACACAATGCGGTTTTTGCATGAAAAAGGTTTCAAAACTTTTGCTAGCATTGAACCTATAATTGATGTTAATGCCAGTTTACTGATGATCCAAAAGACTGTCGGTTTCTGCGATTTGTATAAAATTGGTTTAATGGCAGGCAAAAAGTATGATCAGATGGAGTTACTTGTTATGATGCGCTGGATAGAACATGATTTACCCAATACTCCTATTTACTATAAAGATTCATTTCTGAAACAATCTGGTATTACCCGTGAAGAATTACCGGCCAATTGCGTGGGGAGGGATTATAAATTGCATGAAGAAACATTAATGCATACATCCAATTGTCATGGGTAACCTAACAGGATCATTATCACAAACTATGCCGCGTAAAGCTGCAGAGTTTTGGTGGAATATTAAAAGAAGCAATGAGAATAGATTTAAAGCTCCCAGGAATGTGTGCTATTTCGAAAGGAATAACTCATATGAAAAATGGATTCCAATAACATGGAAACATGTTTTTGCAAAGCGAACAGAAAAACAGAAGAATAATCTTAAATTAAAGCTAAGGCATGAAACGGAACGGGCTTGTTTTATATGGGTATTCTTTAATGACACTAATTTTTTCTCAGGATGGTACATATATATAAAAACTCTAAAACAAGATTATGCCTTAAACTTCAGTTCCGGACATCGCGAAAAGCAAATTCTGGATAAAATAATGAACCTGATTCATTGCAAAGTAATTTCTTTTGATTTCGATACATGGGCACAGGCATTTGAAAAACAATACCATCACGAAGGATTTAAACGAACAAAACAGGGATTACTCAAGTGTTATTGCCTGATTGATGAATATGGGAGATTAAAAGATGTTTATCCGGCACCTTTAACGGGAAAATCCTTTTTACTTAAAACAGAAAAATGACCATGGCACAAATTATAACCTCTGTAAAAATTGAATTCAGTAAGAAACATAACGCTTATGTGGTAACTACTACACATAAGAATGGTCCATGGGAAGGAGCTTCAACCGGTGCTAAAATTTATCTGGTTGATCAATACCTGGTTTATACAGGATGGGGAAGCGGTATCCCGTTAAAGGTATTCAAAGATCAGGATGAAATGATTCATTATTTCACCGGGTTATATGCATGTAGCGTTACAATAATTAAAAAATGAATACAGTAAACTCACTTTCAGGAGGCAAAACGAACGCTTTCTTTTTACTTAATCTTTTTATGATCAATAGAAAAGTTAAATAAACACAGCACTATTTAACTTTCAACATAGTAAACTTTAATAACACGCAATCAAATGGAAGATCTAAACCTATTCGGAGTAAAACGCATCGATTTTAACGAGCAGATCCGCCTCACATGCGAATCAGTTAACGCATACGGCCAGTTTCATAAGCATTGGGCAATTGCCTGGAGCATGGGCAAGGATTCAACCGCCTTGCTTACCTTATTGGTACAGCTTATCGAAACCGGCCAGATAATGAAACCGCATTCGCTTACAGTTCTGCGTGCCGATACACGCATGGAGCTGCCGCCGCTTTGGATTGCTTCCGAATTTATTATCAAAAAATTGAAAGGCAAAGGCATTGAAGTTCGTACCGTAATGGCTGATATGGATGATCGGTTTATGACGTATATCCTCGGCCGTGGCGTTCCGCCTCCTTCCAATACTATGCGCTGGTGTACCGGGCAAATAAAGATTGAACCTATGGAGAAAGCCCTGCAGGACCTATACAACGAAACCGGTGAAAAAATATTAATGCTTACCGGCGTACGGCAGGGCGAAAGTGCTATACGTGATGGCAAAATACATATGAGTTGCGCCAAAGGTGATGCCGAATGTGGCCAGGGCTGGTACCAAACCGGGCTGAGTACCGATTTATGCAGCACTCTGGCGCCTTTATTACATTGGCGTGTATGTTCCATATGGGATTGGCTTAAAGTATTTGCCCCATCCAAGGATTACGGCGAATGGCCAACCGCAATACTTGCCGATGCCTATGGCGGCGATAATGCCGGCGATATCGCAGCCCGTACCGGGTGCATTGCCTGTCCATTAGTTTCGAAAGAGAAAGCTTTAACCGAAGTAATCAAGATAACAGCATGGAAACATCTTACTCCATTGATGGAACTTAAACCCTTGTACCGTAAAATGCGCCTGCCACAATACCGCCATCGTAAATCGGGTGGCGACCGTAACAAAGATGGTAAGCTCAGTAAGAACCAGCAACGTATCGGACCTTTAACCCTCGAAGCCAGGCTTTATTTCCTCGATAAAATACTGGATATCCAAAAACGGGTAAACGCCACCTCAAAAGGAACTGAATTCCTGCTGATCGATCAGGAAGAAGAGGCAAGGATCCGCGAGCTCATCGCATTACGCACATTTCCCAACAAATGGACCGGCGATGAAATAACCGCCGACATTACCCTGGATAAAGTGTACCGCGATGGATCGGTAATGCCAATCCTCTTCCGCGATTGGGTAGGTAAATCAGGATTAACAAAAGCAGTGTAACAATGAAAGCAATTGACCGAAAGTTATTATTTCATTTAGTGGATATAGTGTGGGCTGATGCTCATGAAGATGAAAGCGTACCATCAACGGATCATTCACGCCAATTAATATTAAAAGCTATTGAGCGCAGACGTGCTGAAAAATATTCGCGCGATCAAATAAATAAATCCTACCACAAAACCATCTAACTCATGAAACCCAAAACCGTCGAAAAAGCCGTAAAAATCCTCGAGCAGATTAAAGCCCTGGATAAACTGATCCTGAAGATTGAATCCATGGCCATGGATATAACATCCACCGATTTGGTTCCTGTTATAGAAATTAAACTCCGGGAACCACAGCCCAAACAGGGAGAGTTTAAAATGCGTGAGCCCAGTGAAACAACCTTTGGTATGACAACCGATCATTATATAGCTCCTTTGTTTGATATGAGAGAGATGATAAGCGATTATATGCAGGGGAAAATGGCAAGCAAATTTGCTGTCATAGCATCCAACCCCGACAAATTCTCATACCAGGATTTAACAATCAACGTGGATCCATCCAATACCCTCGAAATCCTTGGAGTAATCCTTCGCGAGAAAATACAGGATCGTTCTTTATTACTGGAACAACTTGACAAGCTGTAAGCCGTTATTAAAGGTTAATTGGCATTAATACAGTTCCGCTCCCCATAAAGCCGCTCACAGCGGCTTTATTCATTTATACGTGCGAAGCACACCTTTTAATTCTCCCATTGGTGGCTGAGCGTAGCCGAAGCCCAAAGGGGAGATGTCCGCAGGACAGAGGGGTTATTATACGTGCGAAGCACACCTTTATTTGCGAACGTAGTGAAGCAATACTCTTACCATGGAGCCGATTTTTCGCCGCTCCCCCTTCACCCCTTATCTTTGAAAAAGAACTTTAGTGCAAAGCAGGCCGGGAAATAAAAACAAAATTTTGTGTAATTCGCTTATATATAGGTATATATATACTTTTTATTAATATTTTCTTTTTTTTGAAAGTATACTTAGTTAAAATAGAGTAAATTTTCGTGCAATAGTACGTACTAAAATTATTTTTGTCTATCTTTTTGATCTTTAATTACTTACAAAGGCTATTTTCCGTACTAAAATTGCACGAATCTGCACTAATCCGTACTAATTTCAAACTAGTGCAGAGCACTAAAGTTCAATTATCTATTAATCAATCAATTATAAATATTTCCGTACTAAAGTACTAACGTACTAAAATATTCGCGTTTTTCCCTAAGTCCTACTTGCAAGCGAAACAACCATGATTATTAACCAGTACTCCTCTCATTTTTTTAAAATTGCACTATATTTTATAAATTTCCTATTGCATATTTGCATAAAATATTGTATATAATGGACGATGTTACAATAACTTACCGTACTATAAACCTTGAACTTAAAAAAGACTGGTATATCAATTACTTGAAGTTCGTTTTCGATGCCGATGACGAACCCATCAAGATAAAGCGCAGCGAGGATCTCGGAAAATTCCTTCATTCACGGGTTCGCACATCACGATTTCCTATTCCAAAACCGGTACCAGGTACTAAATTCGTTAAACTTATCATGCCCGATCATCCCAATACCAATGACAAACGACGGTTTATGTATTATTCTGCCGAAGATGTGAGCAAAATAGGCGATTATATCGAAGCTTGCGCTCACCTCGATCACTGGTCCATGGTTTCAGTAGGCCGCGAAATGGGAATGAACCGCAAAACCATCATTTCGGCATTCTCAACATTGATTTTTGGTGAAGATTCGTACGATGCGCTTATCAAAGATGAGTACCGAAAGCGAAAAAATAAGGTATTGCGCCTGGTTAAAATGGCTAAAGAGTTTGGATACAGTTAATTGAAAAAAAAATCTACAAATTGTCCTCTGATATGGGACAATTTATAGTAAAAAATTAAAAGTTGCAACCATGATAATCAAAACCCTCGAGTACAAGTTAACCGAAGCCGGAACTTATGTTAGTATCCCTTTTCGGCAAAATTCAGGTTTCTTCCAGGAAACGCCACAGGAAACCCGCGCTGGTATTATTCACCTGGCCGAGATAAGCGCATACATTCCGGTAATCGACGACACAAAAAACACTTTGGTCGACGAACTTAATCTGCGTAAGGCAATTTTTCGTGTTCTCGACACTTCCGGCTATTACCATGAGGTTGGATCCGACACGGAACCGGCAACTTTTGTAGCCGTTAAAAAAATTGGACCAACACCGGGCGTTGCCTATGGTTGGGACATTAAGATCACACGACTTTCAACCTCACCTTCACAAATGTCGTCCTTTAGCAATTAGCGGTGCCGGAGTAACATTGTGTAATAATTTACGCAATGGTACACCCACACTTAATATCTGCTATTTTAACCGAGCCCTGGGCAATTTCTGAGGAATCGGCTTTAGCCCATTCCCAGCTTGTTCTCGATATTTTCGAAAATAAGATTTCCTTCGAGCCTGGCACTCCTACTCTTCCTTCTCTCCATGCTGTTGCGTTTTCATCCGACGACGAGGAATCTGCTTCGGCAGATTCCGAGTCTGGTGTATCAACCGGTAAACAAATCCAGGTTATTACCATCAGCGGACCGCTGATGAAAAATAATCAGTTCTGCGGACCTGCCGGAATGAAAACCATGGGACAATGGATTCAGGATGCCGATCGCAATCCCGCAGTTGATGGAATTTTACTTCTTATCGATTCGCCTGGCGGAACCGTTTCAGGTACCGAGGAATTAGCTGCTATAATAAAAGGTACCAAAAAACCTATTATTGCTTTCGGCGAAGATCTTATTGCTTCGGCCGGTTACTGGCTGGCCAGCCATGCCGACGAAATTTGGGCCAACAATACAACCGCCCAGTTTGGATCCATCGGAGTACTGATGTCATTTATGGATATTCAGCCGGCCATGGAAAAGCTGGGAGTTAAATACCACATGATCACAGCTCCGCAGTCGATCGATAAAACTGCCATGTGGGAAAAGCTTCGTAAAGGCGATTATGCCGAATACAAAGAGAAGGTTCTCAAACCTATTGCCGCCAAATTTATTGATGTTGTAAAATTAAACCGCCCGGGAGTAACTGACGATCAGTTAACCGGAAAAATTTTCTATGCTCAGGATGTTGTTGGCTCCCTGGTCGATACCATCGGCACTTTTCATCAGGCCCTTCAGCGCGTAGCCGAACTTGCCGACCTGCAGTCCAATGACACTCAGCATAACGAGCCCAACAACTCATCCTCTGAACAGGCCAACAACTCAACATTCCAACAACTCAACGCCTCAACATCAGAGTATCCTACCGCCATCCCTAACCCACCCTCAATAACCATGTCAAATCCAAAACTCACCCGGCTTGCCAAAGCCGTCGACGTCGAGGCTTTCGAAAGTACCGATGGTTCCATCACGCTTACCGCCGAACAGGCTGTAGCTGCTGAAACCGCGCTCGAAACTGCCGAAACTGCGCTTAACACCGCCGAATCTTCCCGGGCTTCGCTGCAATCGCAGCTCGATGCCACTGCCCCCAATACTGCCCGTATTGCAGATCTTGAAGGCCAACTTCAAACTGCCAACGCTCGCATTACCGAACTCTCTAAAGAAGCCGGTGCTGAATCGGCTGCTGTAATTATCGAAAACGACGGTACAGGCATCGATGCCGAAACCGACAACTTTCACACCCGTCTCACCAACCTCATCCCTTTAACACACAAATAAAATGGCAATCAACATCCATCAATTACTGATCGACGGTGGGACCAAGTACCGCAAGGAATTACTTACCATGCCCGTCGCCATGCTTGCCGAAATTCTGCCTTTTGCCAGTATCCGTACCGGCATCCAGGGTAAGATCATCGGGGGCTCTCTCTCAACCAACGCCGAATTGCGTCCGTACAAAAGCGATAAAAACGCTCAGACCGATGCAACTACCATCCTGCCTTACGAATGGGAAACCTTCCTGGGCGATGTAGTGAAGGAATTCGACCCTAACGCTATCCTCGGTACGCTGTATACCGAAATCACCAACAAAAAAGTTACCGATCGCGAAATTACCCGCCTCGTTGCTTTAGAAATGGCTAAAAAAGTAGGCGAATCACTGTACAACAACCTGTTTACTGCTGTTCGCGATGCTACTGGTCTCACTACCGCCGATCTGTTCAATGGATGGAGCACACAGATTGCCACCGCTGTAGCAGCTACAACACTTTCCGCGGCGTTGAAAAACTACCAGGATCTTTCCGCAACGGCCATCACTGCCGAAAACGTTGGCGACGTGCTCAAACTTGCATGGCGTGCGCTTGATCCTCAGCTCAAAAAGCAGAAGGTTAACCTCATGTTGCCGGTTTCTATCCTCGAGATGTACGACGATTGGTACGTTACCAATCACAACGGTATTCCTTATAATACCAAGTTCGAGCAAAATACACTCGAAGGATCTAACGGACGCTGCACACTGGCTCCGCTGTATAACATGGACGATCAGGATTACATGATTTTCTCCACCAAGGATAACATGCTTATCGGTCTCGACCAGGAATCGGACAAAGAGGATGTTAAAATCCGCGAATGCGACAACCCGAAAGCAGTTCAGTTCTTTATGATGAGCTACTTCGGTGTTGGTTTCGACAACCTCGATAAATCGTACATCAATGTAGCTAAGTTCGCTACAGAAGTAGGAGGTTCCTAGTGGCTGAATTATTCGAATCGTTGCAGTGGGCTGATGGTAGCATCAACCCATCCGGTATTAAGAAGGAAGTTTTCTGGGCTCCAAAGAGCTGGATTGAATCCACCCCCCGTATAGCATCAGCTCCTGCTACTACCGACGAAAATGTTGTGGTTGAAGGCGATTTTGTGATGAAAGCCGGAAAAACCTTCCTCCGCATGTACTCCACACAGGGTAAGGGTAAAATTACCTGGGAATCAATTGGCGAAAAAGATCACAAAATGTTCGTCAATAAAGGTTCGTTTTCATTCCCCGATATTGGTGTAACTGCACGCAGTGTTGCAAAGCAGACTATCAATTCCAATATCATCATGATCGTTCCGTTGCCTCACGAAAGCGAGAAACGATACATTATGATTGGCGATGATGACTATGACGTTACGGTCACCATCAAGGGCGACTCAGGCGACAAACCAGGTTCCGAAAAGGGTATAAGCTTCGATATCGAAAGCCCATGTACCACTCCTTTACCTGGATATGCAGGTATACTTTATCTGCCCGATGGAACACTCGATTGCGCTACCGGTGTTTTTACCTCAACCGCATCTTAGTTGAACCCAACCCCATGCCCCTTGCCCGTAACCACCCGGGCGGGGGCTTAATAATAAAAAATTATGCCAACTGACAGAGAACTACAGAAATCAGAAATTAACCACTGGTTGCAAAACACTCCAGGAGACTTTAATTCCGGGTTCGAGTTGTTTTTACGCTATTCGGGCAATGTTTCGCTGCAAAGCCTTATCAAACGTAAAAAAGACCTGAAGCTTTTAACCTATCAGCTCAAAAAGCTTATTGGTATTCACCTGGTTCCCGCTTCGGGTTCACCCGATATTCAGGTACGTGAGCTTAATATTGGTAAGGATATACCTCCCGCGGGTAAACCATCAGGTAAATCTACCGAAACACCAGACCTTCCTGGTGAAATTGAGAAAAAGTACGAAAAGGTAAAACGCGAAACCCTGCCTGAAAACCTTCAGGTTATTCATGAGCAAATTTCCGTGGCTTACAAATTTCAGCGTACCTATCACGAAAAAATGAAACTGGCAGTAACCGATCAGGATCGCGGCGAATTACGCGCAAAAGTTATTGAGAACGACGATATTATTGCCAAAGGCTGGAATGCTATTGATACATTTTTAAAAGAAGGTCCCAAAGCTCCTGCAGCTCCTGATGAAAAAACAACCCTCGATATCAGCCGCGATATCAATGCTGCCCGTTCGTACATCACTAAAAATTTGAATGCGCTGGCTACCATTCCCGAAAAGAAAAAGGAAGCCCGTATTGCTGAGATTAAAAAACGTGTAGATGTGCTTATCACACTGAAAGCCCCGGTAAAACAGGAAACATTCAACGCTTTACTTCAATCAGGTATTATTTCGGAAGCATCCGGACTGGTTATCGAAACCAGGTAATAATTTAACATCATAGTCCCATGAACAACAATGAATGGGTTACATTTCATATGGCCACCATGCCCTCGCGCGTGGTGGCTTTGTTTGATACGGTAAACAGCATATTGCCCCAATGCGACCAGCTTCATATTTATCTCAATAATTTCGAGCAGGTTCCATCCTTCCTTATCCATCCCAAAATTACTACTTACATGAGCCAGCGCGAAATGGGCGACCTTGGCGATGTAGGTAAATTTTACAAGGTCGAAGGCCAGAAAGGCTACATATTCACGGTTGACGATAAAATCATTTATCCGCCCGATTATGTGGCTCAAATGATAGCAACCATCGAACGAACCAACCGCAAAGCAGTGGTAAGCAACCACGGGCGCAATTTTCACAGTCACAGGCTTTCACGTTCATATTATTTGGATATACAGCAATTATTCAGTTACCTGGCTACCCATCAGCTTACATTCGTCCATGAGCTGGGTACAGGAGTAATGGCATGGCATAGCGATACACTCACACCTGGGTTAGATTGGTTTCATCATACCAATATGACAGATATTTATTTCAGCCTCGAGTGTCAGAAACGTGAAATTCCATTATTGATTCATCAGCATAAAACCGGCTGGCTGAGAATGAGTACCAAACACGACGACAGTAAAAGTATACATGCATCATGTAATCGTACCGATCAGTTTCAAACTAAAGTAATAAATGGTTTTAAATGGAAAATTAATACATGCCTGGTCGAAAACGAAAATCCTGATGCTAATTTACCTTTCGGTTCTACTATTAAATTGTATATATCTACGTCGGACCGTACCAGTCATATATTACCTCAGTTTGCCTGGCTTTTGGAAAGGTACGCACCTGAAATACAATGTGTGAAAATATTGGGGTATTCAGTATTCCCGAAACTGTCGTACAAATACGATTGCATTTCAATTGCCGATAAACAGTATAACTTAACAGAGTGGTCGCGTAACCTGTATAATTATTTTAAATCAGTTAACGAAAAATATATACTGTTTGGCCTCGAGGATTTCCTGCTCCGTAGCCCCATAGATCACGAAATGCTGAAGAAAGCTTTAAACATGATGGAAAGCGATAAACGGATAGGCCGCTTTGAGTTAGGCGAAGGTCATGGCTTCCATACCGGAGATGAAGTAATTGTTGAACGCATCGAAAACGGGTATATTTATAAATACGGTCCCGGATCCGATTATAAAATTAATACGCAATTTTCTATCTGGCGCAGGGAATATCTGCTGAAATACCTGAACCACGACCGTACCCCCGCCCAGTTTGAAGTTATGGGCTCAAAAGAGGCTGTTAGCGATGGATTTGATGTAATGACGGTATATGGCCGCCCGGCATTCGATTATGTTCACTCTGGTATTTCCAATAAGTTCCCGGGCATGATTAACACCTACAATATCCCGCAGGAAGTAATTACCGAAATGATATCGCTTCGCCTCCTGCAGGCCAGCAAAATACATTCATGCCGCGAATGCCCGGTATATAATCCCAAATCTGAATTTTTAAACAACTTGTAACTCCTGTCACGCTGAGCGGAGTCGAAGCGCCTTCAACTTCTCGTAACCGTCATACTAAGCAATTATGAAAACACTAATCGTAAACCTACGGCACCGTTCCGATAGATGGCAAAAGGTTACCCGTGAAGTTACACGGTTTGGAATAACCGATTTCAAACGCTTCGACGCGGTTAAAATGAAATGCTTTCACGGGGTAAATCATTCAATGCATAAGGCCATAAACAGGCCCGATGATATGTTCCTGCTGCTGGAGGACGATTGTTATTTTGAAGGCACCATTAATGATCTCAATAAAGCCATATCCGAACTGCCTCCCGACTGGGATATTTTATACCTGGGCGGAACTTTATATGAATTAGCAACGAAATATTCCGAACACTTGTGCAAACCGGTTGGCGCACATACCACACACGCGGTTTTATACAGCCGTAAAGGCGCAAAATACTGCTACGATAACTTTGATCCCGATGGATTTTATATTTACGACGATTGGTTGTACCGTATCGCAAATACAAAGCTTAATATTTTCATCATGTCGCCGATGATTGCCTTTCAGTCTCCCGGATACAGCGATATATGGAAAAACGAAGCAGACTATAATATAAAAGCAACTTCAAAATACCTGGAGCAATGATATTGGACCCGCTAAGCACAAGGATCATAAACCTCGATCACCGGGCCGACCGATGGCAAACAGTAACCAAACAGATGGAAGCGTTTGGCATAACTGATTATAACCGGTTTTCCGCACATATGCTGCCCGATCCGTATATGGGCAATGCACGCTCACACCTCGAGTGCCTCGAAATGGGAAGCAACCTTATTTTCGAGGACGACGTTTTCTTTGAGCCGGGCGCACGATCCGTATTCGAACAGGCTGTAAATGAACTCCCCGAAGATTTTCATGTGTTATACCTGGGTGCCAATATCGAGAAGCCGATCCGGAGATACTCGGAGCACCTTTATAAACTCGAACACGCATACGGAACCAACGCAATATATTATTCCGAAGCCGGACGAAAATTTGTACTGGATAACTACACATGGTGGAGCAACAATTTCGAAATATACGATGTGTGGCTACGCCGGCAATGTAGCCTGAGCCTGAAAGCTTATATCGTTTCACCAATTAAAACGTGGTCGCATGGAGGGTTTTCCGACGTAAACAAAAACGTGTGCAACTATTTGCCATTAATGAAAAATAATGCTAAAAGATTTATGCTATGATACCAAAGAGGATATTTTTTTACTGGAATGGCAATTCAATGTCTTGGATGCGATATATGACACTATACTCGTTCCGCAAATTTAATCCCGACTGGGAAATTACTTTGTACCTGTCCGACAACGGCAATGCGAAAAAATTATGGAATGGCTGGGAGGAGCAGGATTTCTTTGCCTATAAAGGAACCGACTACTTACCGAAACTCGAAGCCTTAAATATAAAGATTGAAAAAGCTGTATTGCCTGGTAATATCTCAGGTTTATCGCAGATTCACCACAGCGACATCTTCCGCTATTACCAATTAGCCGAAAACGGAGGTTTTTATTCCGATATGGATGTGCTGTACTTCCGGCCTATTGAAACCTATTATAATAAAGTTTCCGCGTGTGATGCCGTATTCCACCAGGACAAACGGAACGTTACCATAGGCTTTATGGCTTCATCCGTTGGCAATGCATTTTATAAAAACATCTTTGATTTTGCAACCAAGCATATCGACCAGTCCGATTATCAATCCATGGGCGTATTGCTTCTTTATAAAATGTTCCGCGGCCAAGGTACCGATGCGCAGATCCTCGACAAAATCCGCATAGCCTACCCAAAAATGAACATACAAAACCTGCCATCCGGTCTTCTGTACGAATACGACTGGTCAATGGTTAAGTTTAACTTTTCGCACCCTGTTCCCATCCAGATGTTCAGCCCTGAAGCAATAGGCTATCATTGGTATGGCGGCAATCCCCTCTCTCAACGCTGGAATAACATACTTACCGAAACCAATTACAAAGAGCATAACACTACGTTTTCGGAATTGTGTAAACAAATTCTTTGAATCGGAAACTAAAATCAAATCAATGAAATAACATACACATACCGTCCCTACGGGACTTAAGCCACAAATGCAATTCCTTTCTACCAATATTACGTCCCTAACGGGACTGCCCCGTAGGGGCAACATATTGGTAGAAAAACCAAACACCACCCTGAATCAAAGTCCCGTAGGGACGATATATATCAATCATTCCAACAATGAACCCAAATCAAATCACATGGTCCGATCCTCAAACCGCTTTCTTCCTGAGCAACCAGGTAGCAAGCCACCATGTATTTGATTTCATTATAAACGAAATGAAAAGGGCTGATGAATTAATTATCAGCTCTTTTGCTATTACCGATCAATATGTAAGGCGGTTGATCCGCAACTCTGTCAGGATCTCCCGCATTACATTGTTTCTCGATTTCCCCATTGCATCGCGCAATGCCAGGGTAACGCAATTTGCAGCCTCCAACGTAGCTGAGCTTTACCTCACAAATAATCACAGCAAAACCATTTATGCAAAAAACTCCGGTACCGAAATGCTGGCTGTTATCAGCAACAATGCAACCAATAACCTGCGGTTCGAATCAGGCATTATTTTCCGCGATCATGCTTTAATACCACAGTTCCTGCAACAGTACGAAACCATGAAAACCGACAGTGTACAATGGAAGAGCTAGAACTACTGGAAGAGTATGCAAGCTTATTGCTCACCATCGATCAGATTGCGCTGCTCCTGGGCATGGATTCGCAGGTACTCAGGCGCAAGATACGGCAAGGCAAAAACGATCATTCCAGAGCCTATAATCGCGGCAAACTGAAAACCATTATGGAAGTACGCAAACAAACCGTTGAGTTTGCTAAAAAAGGATCACCGGCAGCCGAAGCCCTTATAAACGGCTTTATCACCAAACAATTGCATAATGAGTAGAAAATCGAACCTGGACAAGTTTCAGGAAGTGATGTTTGCCGATAAGGTTGATATCAGTCACCTTTCGCCAGTCGAACAAATGCAGGTGGTTCGATATCGTTTCGCGTTTACACAATGCCTCGAAACTCCTTCCCTTTCCGATAGTGTTTTGCGCGATCAGCTTATTAACGAATATGGAATCAGTCAATCACAGGCTTACCGCGATATTGCCAACGTTAAAATTATACTTCCCAACATAAAAGCAGCCGGTAAGGAGTGGATACGGTATATTGTTACCGAAGAATTGAAACTCGCTATACAGCAATGCAAAAATGCCGGCGACGATCTGATGAAGGAACGCATTATGGCTATCGACAAACTGGCCAAATACAATAAACTCGATCAGGACGACGGAGAGCAAATCCCCTGGGACGATATTGTTCCTATCCCTATCGATCCTACTAACGATGTCAGCGTACTGGGAGCCATCCCGATGGAAAATGCTGAAGAGGAAATTAAAAAACTCTACGAAAAATACAAAGGCGATATCGAAATTGAGGATATAGATTACCTGGATATAACTGATGTTGACAATGACCGAAACGAAGAAGATATACTACAATAAGCCGCAGCTCGAATTCCGGTATATTGCCGCTCATACTTCGGTTATTGTGGCCGGTCGGCGCCTGGGTAAGACTCACGGCATTATTGCGCCCTGGTTGCTGCGTAATGTGCAGCATATGCCACAATCAGGTGGCGGAATAATAGGAAGTACCTTTCAGCAGCTTTTATCGCGTACACTGCCCGGTTCGCTCAAATCTTTGGAGGATATGGGCTATTACCGCAATATTCATTTCTTTATCGGCCGCAAACCTCCCAAAGCTGCCGGATTCAAGGAGCCCGTTATAAAACCCATCAGTTACGATCATGTGGTAAGCTGGTACAACGGATCTGTTCAGTATCTCATAAGTCAGGATATACCAGGCAGCTCCAACTCACTTACACTTCAGTACCTGTTAGGCGACGAAGCCAAGTTTCTCGATTTCGACAAACTAAAGGACGAAACCTTTCCGGCTAATGGCGGGTACAAAGGTCCGTGGCGCAATTCGCCCTGGTTAAACTCCATGCTGTTCACCAGCGATATGCCAACCAGTAAAAAAGGATCGTGGTTCCTCGGTTACAAGAAACTTATGGATCCGAAGCTGATCGATCAGATAAAATGGCTTATTTGCGAAATCTACCGGTTAAAGCAGCAACCACGAACGGAATGGAATATCCGCAAACTCAAAGAGCACACCCTGCGCCTTACCCAGTTCCGCAGTATTGCCGTGTATTACCGCGAGTGGTCAAGCATCGAAAATATTGAATTACTTGGCAAAAAGTATATTGCCCAGATGAAACGGGATCTTCCGCCACTGGTTTTCCAAACTTCCATCCTTTGCATTCGTCCCGGGAAACTCAAAGATGGTTTTTACCCGGCATTAAAGGAAACCGTCCACTTTTACACAGCTTTCGACAATTCATTCCTTCAAAACCTCGATTACGATTTCGAAAAAGCACAGCAGCAATCCTGCGCCCATGATGCGGATGTGGATCTTACCCGGCCCATCTGTGTAGCATTCGACTACAATGCCAATATCAACTGGCTCGTTTGTGGCCAGCAGCAAGGCATTAAAGCAATGGTATTGAAAAGCTTTTATGTAAAATACCAGCGCAAGCTACGGGAGCTGGTTGATGATTTCTGCGACTATTACCGTACACATTTAACCCGGGAAGTAATTTACTATTTCGATACCACCGCCATCGGCTCCAACTATGCTTTAAACGAAGATGATTTTGCCTCAGCCATCTGCGACCAGTTCACAAAAAAAGGCTGGTCCGTTACCCGTATGCACATGGGCAATCCCATTAAGCACCGCGAAAAATACATCATCCTCGACCAGGCTATGAAAGGCCAGAAATACCTTATGCCCATGATCAACGCCCCCAACAACGAAGCCCTCAAGCTGGCCCTCGAACATTGCGGCGTAAAAGTGGGGCCCAAAGGCTTCGAGAAAGATAAATCAGGCGAAAAACTTGCCGAAACCGAGGAAGATCTCCTTGAGCATCGCACCGATGGTACCGATGGTTTCGATACTTTACTCCTCGGCATGTTCTTTTATCCCTACAATAATATTTCATCTGGTACTAATGGCGGATCAGGATGGTTATAAATAAAAACAGATACTAGCATTTACCATCTACCCTCCAGCACAATCCACCCCATCCCTTTTGAAAGGGAGGGCAGGGGTGGGTACACTCATACTTGCAACTCTTCCTTATTTAGAATGAAAATAAATTTCACTATTTTGTAGGGTGTATTACATATTGTATTACATTTACATCATCAAACAAACAGCATTTAATCGCACCCGTGGGGAATTCATTAATCTAACTTTTAAAAATTTAAAGTCATGAAAAACCTAGAAAACAAAATCAAATCATTGAATGAAAATCGCGGGGAAATTTCATTATATGAATATGTTTATGCTGAATCACAGTCTGATCCAAATTTCTTCCGCTGGTTATTTGATGAAGAATTCGATAACGATTTTGACTCATCATTGAGCGATGATCAGACAGCAGAATTTAATACCTGGTTAGAGGAAATCAGGGTAGAAGATCTGTTTGAAAAATACATCGTCGTTTCATTTGATGCTGATACTGAAGATCGCATTCGGATTACAAAACGCAGCAATTTTGAAAAAATGGATTTTTGCAAGGCTTATGGCAATTATGGTGTTCAGGTCGATTGCAATAATGCCGGATGTTATTCATTCAATAATACCGACTCCTGCATTTTTTCAGACTTCTATTCCGAGGCTTCTGAAATGTTTGGTTTTAATGAAGATGTTCTCGATAAACTTGAATTAAGTCACAGAAGTCTTTATGAAATGCTTATCGAGCCCTCCGGATCTGTGGCATACAGAATAATGAAAGATGAAATTACAGAATGGGATAAAGTCATTGAATTTTTCAACAAATGGCGTGAAGAAAACGAAACTCACACAGAGGTAACAGCCTGGACTTACCACGATTCTCACAACTTCAAAACAGTTGTTTTAGATACTGATTTTGGCGAACCTGATTGTGTTGAACTTGATGAAGATGAGCAGAAAAAAATATTTGCAGAATACCCTGGTGTACCACATATTGAAGGTACCAATGCCAGTGAAGAAACTGAAAATTATATATTTCACTTCGATCTATGGGCTACAAATCCATGGGTGTGTTACGTTGAAAAAAAATAAATTTCTTTTCGGGAACCCCTGTGAAAAGTCAATTATTGCTAATTGAGTTTGAATTAAAAAGGTTGGGGTAAGAGCTAGTCAGGTGTGGGGATCAGCTCATTTTTATAAATACTTATAACTAACAGAACATGGCAAAGCAACTTAAATCAATACGGCTTCCGGAATGGATAGTTAAAGAACTTGAAAAACAAGCTCAGCAGGAACCAGGTGAAAATTTCAACCACCTTATCGAAAATATATTAACAATACATTTGCGCGATTCATCACAATTTTCACGCGATGTAAAAGAGGTTGAATCCATGATCGCCAGCAAAATTATTCAGTGGCAATGGCTCGAGGATGGTGACGAAGAAAACAGAAAGCAATACGAAGATATTAAACCTACTCTCGAAATATTTGAAAAGTGCTGGGATATGATCCGCGAATCACCTCATTTTATTGAACCAACACTTCCTCCAGACTTCGCCGAGGACGAGTAAATATCTGTCCTTTCGTTAAAAAGGTTCGGTTACTACATTCGCAGAGTAATCGAACCTTAGTTTTTTATAATGCACCCCTGCGAACGAATCTATCAACTTGGAGCGAATAAGCTCACCTACGGCGATACTCCCGGTATTTGCCGGATAACCGGAAAACAAAGTACCGGTTTACCTTTCGCGAAATGGGTACGCGATACTTTCACCGATCATGCTTCACTACTTCCCGGAACTATTATTTCGAACGAGGCGCTTTTCTGCTTCGACGAATCATCTGTATTGGTTCAGCAATTAATCGGGCGCGATAAACCCCAGCGTTTCCGTACCTATACGCATGTAGTTGCTGATGGGAAATGGTTTATTATGACCAAGGCCGACAAAGAGCGTATAGTCGGTATCCTGGTTGCAGGTACCGACGAAATTATATGCCTTTCCGACAGCGGACAAAAACACCTGCTTTTCAAGCATAGGCCTGGAATGTGGCAACTGGAAGAAATGCAGATTGCGCCTGATGTAAAAACATTCTGTTTCCTGCACGAACGGTTTATGAAACTGCTCAGCATAGGATTTACACAGGGCGAAATCATATCAGGCAATTACTTATCGTACCGGGTTATGAATGCCGGGTTGCCTGTATGGAAAGCGCTTGAAGATGAAATAAAATCATACCGTAATTCACAAATATTCAATTTCACAACATGGCTGATGTACACAAAGAAGTGAGCATGACTCAGCAGATGGTTGCCGAAAACCTTCTGTGGCCTTTATGGCGATGCGTTGACGATTCATATAAGGATCGTTACAAACGCGAAATATGGGAACAATTTGAAAACGCTATACGCTCAGCCGCATATACGGCGAAGCTTACGACGTTCCTTACCAACTTCAAAAACCGGATCCCGGTAACGCTCGAAGCGCAGTATATGGCGCTGATACGCACCGTGGTTGAGTGCGGACTTGACAGCGATGTGCTTAACTGGCTCCGCGACGAAACTACATACCTGGTAATGATAACCCGGCTGATGAACCAGGATCGTAAGGACAATTACAAAGCATCGGTCGAATTTCTTGAACCTTCAAACATTGACGAATTAAACGAACCTGAATTATGAGAACATATTTATTAGAAGGAATTGTAACTGCCCTGAGCAGCATTACCCACAATGGCGGCGAACGTAACGGAACGGTTACCCAGCTTCGGCGCGAAAAGTTTGTACAACCCTCGGGAAAAGTAGAGCGTGTGCCGGTTATCAGCGGCAATGCCATACGCGGCATATTGCGCGATCGTGGCATGTTCAGTATGCTCAAACAGCTTGGATATGGCGTTAACGAGGAATCGGGCGAAGTAAAAGGATTGCCGTTACAGGCTTTTTACTTCCTGTTTTCGGGCGGAAGCCTGGTAAGCACAGGAGGCGAAGGATTGGATATTAAACATTTCCGCGATATGCGCGAACTGGTTCCGCTTATTGGCCTGTTTGGCGGAGCTGCCGGCAATGTAATAATGCCGGGTAAAATGAAGATCGGTAAACTATTACCGATTTGCAGCGAAACAAAACACCTGGTACCGGCACGTTTTATTCCTGAACCGGCATCAGTCGAAAGCATTTGGGAATATTGCCAAACCGAAATGTTTACCCGTCGCGATGATGAAAAGAACGACCGGGTCCGTGGCCTGATCACGAAGCAGCTTGATGAACACGGCGCCGAACTTCCGGTAAAAAAAGAAGCCCCTCAGCAAATGATGTACAATGTCGAAACCATAGCGGCCGGAACCAAGTTTTATTGGAAAATAGTACTGGAAGATGTTACCGACGTGGAGTTCGAAGCCTTTCTTTCGACCCTTATCGAGTTCTCAAAATCGGCATGTATAGGCGGTAAATCGGCAACCGGTCACGGCGAAATTGCCGTACAGCTCGATAACTGGATTGAAATCGACAGCCGTGTACACCTTCAGGGAACCGAACTGGATGTAAAGATGGGAACAAAATACAAGGATCACCTGGATCAAAACGGGGATGGTATCCGTAAGTTTTTAGCCTCGATGAAATAATGGACGAACGAACCGCTTTATTGTACGCGAAAACACATGAGTTCCGGTACCTGGTAACAAAAACGGAAAGGTTTATTGCCTGGGCGTTAAAGCAGGTACAAAATCCCTATGTTGCCTGTAGTTTCGGGAAGGATAGCGCTGTGATGCTGCATCTTGTATTGAAGCAATTGCCTGATGTGCAGGCTATTTTTGTGAGACGTATAGAAACTGATCTGGTAGATAATTATGCTGAAGTTATAGCCCAGTGGGGCGATATAAATTTGAGGCAAATTACCGTATTGGGATGGCTCGAAACAGGTTCAAAAAAACGAACCGTATCAACAGCTACTTCCAACCTGGAACATGATTCTTATTTTGTTGGTTTGAGGAAAGATGAAAGCGCCGGACGCCGTATTTCATTAAAAACGGCAGGTAATTTTTATAAAATGAAAGAGGGTAAATATCGAATTTGTCCTATGTCGGATTGGTCAACAAATGATATTGCAACATATTGCCTTTCAAACAGATTGCCAGTATTAAGCAAATATTTAAATGAAGGATTTGAGGCAAGAACTACTTCAGGCATCCCCCGCAAGTTTGCCAGCGAATCAATACAATCACTCAAAGCAAGAGATATTGCAGCATACAATAGTTTATTAAAATTATTGCCCGACGCTAAATACTTTACATAAATGGATCAGCAAAACTTTATTTCCGAAACAAAAGATTTCCGCCCGCTCAGGATCCGCGCTTATTTGCAGGCGGGTGTTATCAGCGATCAGTTCCTTCCGTTGGATGGCATATTGTATTATCACCTGGTACGCATGCAAATTGGCGAAAAGATATATAGCCTCCCGGGCGAAAGCAATGTGCGCGAAGGGCAGAATATTACACTGCCTTTCAAAAAATCAGGTCCTAAAAATGATGCATGGTTTTATGCATGCTCTTTCGCGCAGTGGCCTGCGGCTGTAATCGAGGATAAAACCTTCTACGTTAAACGCTTTGATTTGCAGTATGTCGATTATATCCAGGATAAGAAAGGGCGTGTCGATACCAGCCGTGGGCAGTACAAGGCTTATCACGTTGATGTGTATTATCGTCATGCGCTATATGTTGAGTGGTATGCGTTAGGATTGAAGCCTGAAATAGAAAGCCTGCTCCGGTTCTGTACGCACATCGGAAAGAAAACAGCGCAGGGATGGGGTTCGGTGCTACGCTGGGAAGTAACCGACTGGCCTGAAGATTGGAGCATACGCGGAAACGGTAACCGCCTTATGCGCCCGGTACCTGTGCAGGGCGAAGGATTCCTTTATGGCATCCGCCCCAGCTACTGGAATCAACGCCATATTTTTAAATGCAAAATGCCGGATATATGAGACGGTGGACGGAACGCGAAAAGCGGGAAGTATGGGAAAACATTACCCTGTTAAGCATTGACGAAATTGCCCGCTTGGTAAACAGATCCATACGGGCAATTTATGAGTTTATTGAAAGAAACAACTATACTTTACTGCGCCGCTATACAGAGAATGAATTGTATATTATCAGAAATTTCGAGGTTGAAAACGCTGCCTTTATTATTACTGATAAAACTAAATCAGGAATAAAAGTTAAGAAATGGCGATTGAAAAACAAATCGAGGTATAAGTTGCATAAGATAAATCAATCGATCCGGTTAAAACGGAAAATCAACCTATAAGTTGATAAAATCCCTTGAACATTAATTAATTAACCGCCCCTTCCGGCTGTTTTTTTATTGCATTTTTATTCCATCACAAACATTTCCCTTAAATAAAAAGTAAAATTCCTGATTGTCAGCCAAATTACGCTGACAGCACGCAGGAATTTTATCTTTTTCAGCTTCGAGACCCCGCACCGCGCTGAACCGGTTCGGCAATTGCCATTTTACCCCCACACGTAATATGCCAGCATGTTTTTATATAGAATGATTTTAAATAATGCACTGCGTTGGGTGCTTTCGTGCGTAGCAATTACCTATTTGATTAATTTAGATGCCTAACCAATTAAACATTTATATCATGGGACTATTTGACAATCTATTTAAACAACCAGAGAGACCAGCACCTGACGTTTATGTACCAGCATCCGAGCACGAAGCCTGGATATCATTATTACTAGGTGTAATCAATGCAGATGGTGATGTATCAGAAATTGAAACTGACTTACTGATGAGGCAATTAGTATTCATTAAGTTTTTTCAGGGAATACAAATAATTTATCATTATAAAAGATCGTTTACTGCCATACATAAATATGGGTCTGAAGCTTTAATCCGGGAATCTGTTAAGTATATTGATGAAGATTTCAAGCCAATGATATTTACATTAGCAGTTGAATCAATATATGTTGATGGAGATGTAACAGATAAAGAAAAACAAATTATAGATTTTGCTGCCAAATGCCTGGGCATTACTGATGAACTTGCTGAAAAGATTATTACAGTATTTAATATTAGATACTCTGATAACTGTAAGGTAGTGAATGATCCCATTGATGATGATGATGATTGATATAGTACATTTTAATGATGCATTGATTGCTCAATAATTATACCTTTGTTCTACAAACCAATAAATCCTTATATCATGAAGAAATTATTTATTTTATTACTTGTAACATTTATGTATTGTACATCATTCGCCCAACAGGTAAAGACCGGGCAAACCGTTTCAGCAATAAAGGAAGGGGACTTTAATCGAACAGAAGAGTATTGCTTGATAGTTGGTACGTCAAAGTTATTCAGCCAGAAGGTAACAATTGATGTTGATTTTGGGCAAGAAAGGAAATGGATGAGCCGAATGAGATTGGTTGACGAAAAAGGGCAACCAATTACTTTAGAGTCAATGGTTGATGCGCTCAACTACATGAATGGATATGGATGGGAGTTTGTTAATGCTTACACTATTACTATGGGAAATACAAACGTCTATCACTTTCTACTCAAGCGACCATTTAATGGATCGGAAAACTAATTATTTCACGTTCATTGTTGTATTTGTTATTTGTTGGCATATATTTGCAGCATCAAAACGGTAATTACCGAATTGCTACTCCAAAAAGCCGCCACCAATGATTACAAAACTCACATTTACCTTTATAGGGGAAACCCTCGTAACACGTTTGTCCGGCAACGGACAGGGAGCCTTGGCGGGCTTCTGGAGGCGCTGTTACGGGGGTTTTCTCATGGAGGAAACATCATGTTGCAAAAAACAACAAGCGTGCAGGTTAACCTGGTCCCTGCCAATTACAAACACTCGTTCGTCAGCCGTCTGCTGAGAGCCATCCGAAATCCACTATTTTACGTTAGCAGCTTCAAGGGTAGCAGCCTGCCCTGGGGAACGTATTTCCGTTGCGGAGAATTCAATCCATGCCAGTACCACTTTGTGCGTACAGGGCTATTCTATTTTGAAGTGTTTTCTGATGGTCATAGCATTTTGCTGGCCTACAACATCTTTGATAACGAAATTGATTAAGGAGGCTCGCGCTATGGAAAACAAACTAACTACCGTTGCAAAGGTCAACGAGGTCGAAATCTTTATTATCGAAGGCGACGAAAAACGTGTCGCCATTAAACCAATTTGTGATGCTCTCGGCATCGATTATTCTACCCAGGTACAACGCGTAAAAGATGATCCAATTCTAGGTTCAACTGTGGGTCTCAGCCCCACAGTTGGAGCTGATGGAAAAGACCGCGAAATGGTTAGCATTCCCTTTAAATTTGTTTTCGGCTGGTTATTCCGTATCGATAGCCGTAACGTGAAAGAGGAAAGCCGCGAGTCCGTCCTGAAGTATCAGTTGCATTGTTACAATGCGCTGTACAATTCCCTGTTCCTGTATGTTGAGTTTGTAGAGTACCGCGCACGCCTGGTTGATGTGGAACTGGAAAAGTACCACGAAGCCCGCGAAGGTTTCAGCCAGGCACGCTCGCGGATGAACGAAGCCGAAACCAACCTTAACCGGGTACGCCAGCTTACATACGAAAAGTATGTGTCCGAAAAACATCAGCCCGAACTATTCGAGGAGGGAAAGGAGGTTGACAATGCCTGATAAGTCAACTAAACAGCCACGCCAGCGTACTGGCAAGAAATATTCGCGCAACGATATGATATCGTTTGGCGAAATGGTGGCACACGAATCCATCAACGAAACGGATGTTTCCGTTTATTTTAAATCAATTTACGAAGGAAAGGAGGCCGCAAAATGAACGAAGCTATAAATATACTTCATGTGGGTAAGGTTGTATTATCTGAGGAGTGCATCAGTGAGTTGGAGAGCATGCAAAGCAATAATAACGATATGCTCAATGATACAATTAGAGCGTTACTTACCAGTATTATGCTGCTTAATCTGCCCGAAGGCGAATCCGAAAGGATAAAGGAAAAGAAAAAAGAGAATATCGAAAACCTTTCAATAATAGTTATGAATCTCGAACGACTTGGTATTCCAACGTAATAAACACGACAAAATCCCGGGGTTACATCCGGGATCTTTTTTGTCCTTTACTCTCCATCCCAATCCAATTAATTTAGCAATCACATTAATTACTAACCAATTTTCACAACAATGAAAAGATTCATTTTTCTTTCGCTTATTCTGATAGCGATCGCATTTGTTGCGCCGGCTGTCAGCGGGTCAAATTCCCCACCACCGTACCAGCTTACTGTGAGTTTGGGCCAGCAGCAGCTGGATCAGGTAGCAACTATCAATACGATGGTTGAGCAAAAGGTTAACTTTACCATTCAGGATATTTCGTATGCATACCAGGCGCGATCCGTTATGCCCGAAATTAACTTACTTGTTAGCCTGCCGCTGCCGCATGTATTGTATAGTAATTTACTGGCATACAATTTAACTACATCCCTGCAAAATACTGGTGCATTAAGTTCAAGTATGCGGCTTTCAGCGCGAAATGCTGTAATGCCTTCAAATTCTTGTTCTACTAATATTTACACTCCTAATGCGGTACTGACTACATTCTATTGTAGCGATAGTTTTTATAACCCGAATGCACTGATCCGAATGCTGTAGCATTTTTCATATTCAATTTTCACAAAAGCCACGCTCCACCAGCGTGGCTTTTTCATTTGTCCTTTAGCAAAACGCTTCGCAATTGTATCATTGCTTTAAATTATTACCGAAATGGCTCTGATACTAATCAACACTTTGCACCGTATGGTCGACCGGGGCGAATTCTCGCTCAGGTTCGTAGCCGAATCGGGCGAAATTATTCACGCCAAACGATGCATTTGCACCAACTGGTTTTCAAAAGGACGTACCATGAACATCAAACTTATTCCTTCGGGCGAAATACGCACCGTGCGCCGCTGTACCATTACTGCATTTAACGATACGGAGGTAGCCTTATGAACGATATTATGGATATTGGTGGTATATCGGTATTCCCCGAATACCAGGCCTTGTTTGCGCCCGATTCGTCCGATGCTTTCGAAGTGCCGCAAAGCACGGTTCACGTTGGTAATACTTTGTTTGTTCCATGGGGTTGCGATAACGATTTGCCCGAGCATGTGATGCGTAAAATAAGCAAAAGCGAAGTTGTTGCCGCTAACCTCGATCATAATGTAAAGCTGGCTTACGGGCAGGGTCCAAAGCCTATGATAAAAGTGGTTGAAGGAAAAGATTCATATCTCAAGGAATGTACTGACGAACGTGTATTAAATTTTTGCGAGGATAACGATATCTCCGGTTATTTCCTCGAGCAATGTACTGATATGTGTGCGTTTTACAACACGTTCCCCGAAATTATCCTTACCCGCGATATGCAGTCTGTTTACTCGCTACGGCACAAAGAGGCTACTTTTAGCCGATGGGCAATTTCCGACAGAACAACAGGTAATATAATCAAGCACGGATATTCGCCATATTGGAGTGGCGATACCAAACATGCCAATCCTGACAATACAATTATTACCAATGTACTCGACCGGTACAATCCATATGCTGACCTTACTAACCGTATACAGAACCGCAATGTAAGAATTGGCGATGCCCGTTTTATTATTCCTATCAACTTTCCTACTCCGGGAAAAACATACTACCAGGAGCCTCCCTTCTGGAGTATTTTCAAATCAGGATCATACGATTACAGTCAGATGCTTTGGGAATTCAAAAAACTCCTCATGAAACAAGGCATTGCCATCCGTTACATTATTTACATCTCAAATAAATATTGGGATGAGATTTTTAAGTCCGAAAAAATCGATACCACCAACCCCGAAAAGGTTATAGCGCGTAAGGAGCTGGAAAAACAGCGTTTCCGCGATTTCCTTGGCAGCGATAAAAATGCCGGCAAAGGAATTATGGCTCTTAAAACACTTACTCCTTCGGGCAATAGCGTGGTAGAGGAAAAGTATATTACTATCGAACAAATTCCGGCCAGCCTTAAAGGTGGCGAATTCCTCGAGGACTCCAGCGAAGTTTCAAACTTAATGAGTTATGCCATGGGCGTATTTACGCAACTGGTTGCAACGCCTCCCGGTAAAAATACCGGAAGCCTTTCTGGATCCGATGTGCGCGAAAAATACATGATTAAATCCGCCATGATGGCTCCATTGCGCGACAGGCTTTTGAAACCACTCTATTTTGTGAAACGCTTTAACAAATGGCCAAATGAATTAGTGTGGACCGTTCCGGATTACGAATTTACTACCCTCGATGTAAATAAATCAGGCAAACAACTTAATACCCCTACTGATGCTAGTAAGTGATATCGCCACTATTAAAAAACATATCGCTACCATTCAGGGCGATAATTTTAGCCGTTACAGCCCATATGTGGAAACAGCAAACCAATATTTGGTTAACGAACTAATCGGGCAAACGCTTTACAACAAAGTAATAGCACCCACCAGCGATGCTAAGCTTTTAAATTATTGCGAAAGCATTGTAGCCCATAAAGCCTATGTGGACGCAGTCCCGTTTCTCGACCTGGTTGAAACCGAAACCGGGTTCGCAGTAGTTAGCGATCAGGGTAATAATGTAGTTCCCGCATCCAAGGACCGTATTGAGAAACTAATCCGCGGACTCGAAACACGCCTTAGCGATACCATAGAGCTACTGCTTGAGTATCTCGAGGGGAACGCTACCTTTTACGACGACTGGAAAGGAGCCAAAGCCTACACCATTAATCACGATAGTTATATTTTCACCCTTACCCAGTTCCGCAGGTATGCCAGGTACGACGGTTCGCGCCTCGAATGGCTCAAAGATATTTCGAAAGTTACCAGGGCAATTCGTAACCGTATTGAGCCAATAATAAGCCAGGCACAAAGCACCGAAATTATTACCCAGCTACAAGCCAATACACTTTCAGATGCCAATTCTAAAATTATAGAGGATCTGCGGTTCAGCCTTGCAGCTTTTGTAACCGGCGACAACGAAACAGGTTGTAGCTGCGTATTCCGTGCACGTACAACCATCATTGATAATGTTGACGATTATGCCGGGTTCAAAGCCAGTTCTATATATACCAATTATCTGGCCGAAACGTCAGGGTTTTCAACTGATCACACAATTGCAAGCTTTGGTGTATGAGTAACCCGGTTCTCAATATCACATTGCCCGGTTCATGGGCCGAACTCAGCGAAAAACAGCTATACTTCGTTAGTAAACTGCTGTATATGGAGGTTCCGGAACTGGAACTGCTAACCCGTTGTTTTTTGGAATTTGCAGGTATTACCATACTAAGTAAAGATCCTGAAATAGTTATAACCGACGATGCTACTGAAGGCGAACTATGTTACTGGTTCAAAAAATCGGGTACCGGCAGGTTTTATCTCGATGTTGATATGGCCACTACCCTTATTCATCACCTCGATTTCCTGGTAACAGAAATTACACTTTTTAAAAATCCAGCTAAGATTGGTAAATATGCAGGGTGCAATTTCAAACTGTATGGCATAAGCCTCGAGGAATGGCTGGTTGTTGATCAGATGTACATTGGTTATGCCAAAACCAGGCGTGTCGAATTCCTCGACAATATGCTGGCCGTGTTATACCATTTACCCGGCGAAAAATGGGACGAGCAAACCAATCTTGCCACCCGTGCTGCACGTTTCAAATCAATGCCCGAATATACCCGGTATATTGTTTTCCTGTGGTATACATCATGTAAGCTTTGGCTGAAGGGCAAATACTTTTACCTGTTCGACTCTTCCGATACTGGTGATGCATCGCAGTCGGCCAACGATTATGTAATGAGCTTGATATCGTCGCTCAACGAAGGCAATGTGGCCAACAATCCACAAATAAAACATACACCCTGCCATGAGGTGTTTTACGAACTCAATCGTAAAATCGAAAAAGCAAAAACCACATAATCGTTTACAACCATGTTCAATGCATTCGAATATTTCGCAACAATTTATGTAAAAGCAGGCCTTGCAAAAATTTACAAAGCATCAGGCGTATCTATGGTTGAGGATATGCTCAAAAGCTTCACCGAAAATTACAATAACTGTCTCATAGTGCGCGACTCAGGCGATGGACATCTCAACTTCCGCGACAGGCAACTCGATACAGCATACCATACCATTTACATATTTGCAAAAGGGAAAATGAACGACCCTTTAGCCAACCTGGCTGCCAAACGCTCAGCTATGGCCAAAGCAATAGAACTTTTTAAATTAATGAAAATAGATGCCGGCGACTTTGGCGATGCTGCTTATGGCTTCGACGATTCAAAAATCGACTACTCCGAAATAGGCCCTGTTGGTCAACAGTATTTCGGTTATTCATTCTCCTTCCTGATGGAACATCAGTTTTAAGCTATGACCGAAAATACCAACATATCGCTAACTGTCGAAGCCTGGGCCGATATTGTCATCAAAGAGTGGATCAAGAAAGTTGAAGCACTCAAAATTGGCAATACCGGTTTACTGATCAACAGCTTTACAAATACAATATATACAGCAGCTAATGGAGATCCGGGACGAATAATGTTTGCTTTCGAATGGTACGGCAAAATGGTTGATTACGGAGTTGGCAAACATGTTTCCCTTGCCGATAGGGATGGTATGATAGCCGGAGGAATGACAACACGACGCCCGAAGCCATTCTTCAGCGATGTATTTTACAAACAGCTGGCCGTGCTCCGTCATTTGATGGAAGAAAAATACGCTTACAAAACCGAAAGTTTGGTAGTTCGGAATTTTAGTGATAACGCCGATTTCGGCTTTAATGAAATTGCATTATGAGTAAACAAGCCAAAGTAGATGTAATACTGAATACCGAACAGGCTAAGGCTGCTTTGAAAGAAGTTCAGTCGGAGCTCAAACAGGTAAAAACCCTGCGCGATAAAGCTTTCGAAACTGGCGATATTAAGGGGTATAATCAACTGAATGCCGAATATAAAAAACTCACCTCCGAAGCCGGTAAACTCGAAAAGCAGGCAAAAGACGTAAATGATATATTTAAAAATCTGTCGTCTGCATCAGTGCGCGAGCTGCAAAATGCATTACAAAAAGCCAACCGCGAAATGAATTCCATGTCGCGCAACACCAAAGAGTGGGAAAATAAAAGGGCTCAGGTCAAACTGCTTCGTGATGAATTGGATTCGGCAACCGGTAAAGCTAAGCAGCATCAGGGATCCATGAGTAGACTGGCAGACGGATTTAATAAATATTTTAATATTGCGGTGGCCGGTGTAGCTGCTTTAACAGGGGTTTTTATATCCATTAAACAAATGATTACCGGTAATGCCGATTTATCAGATAGCATGGCCGATGTTGCTAAAACCAGCGGACTTGCACAAAGTGAGGTAACTCAATTATATAAGTCTCTTGGAAAAATTGATACTCGTACTTCGCGCAAAGAGCTACTCGATTTAGCTTATGTAGCAGGTAAACTCGGATTTACAGGTCAGTCCGAAATTCTCGGATTTGTAAAGGCTGCCGACCAAATCGGAGTCGCTCTAAGTAAAGATCTGGGTGGAAATGTCGAAGAGGCCGTTACCTCTTTAGGTAAATTGGCTGATATTTTTAAGATAAAAGATCAGTTTGGTATTGAGCAGGCTCTTTTAAAAACTGGATCAGCTATTAACGCGCTAGGTGCATCCGGTACAGCAAACGAGGCGTATATTGTTGACTTTTCGAAACGTTTGGGGGGTATTGCTCCTCAGGCTAATATGTCGATACAGCAAGTAATGGGATTAGCGGCTACACTTGATCAGTTGGGGCAGCAAACGGAAACATCTTCAACAGCCGTAACTCAATTACTAACAAAAATGTTTGCTAAACCGGGCGAGTTTGCTAAAATAGCTGGTGAAAATGTAGGCGACTTTACAAAATTATTAAAAACAGATGCCAATTCAGCACTTATCAAGTTGCTCGAAGGGCTTAATAAAAATAAGGGAGGATTGACCGAACTAGCACAGAAGTTTGGCGATCTGAATGTTGATGGCTCCCGATCCATATCTGTAGTAGGAGCTCTGGCAAATAATGTGCAGATGTTAAAAGATGCGCAGAAATTATCAAATGCGGAGTTTGACAAGGGAACTTCATTAACTGCAGAATTCAATCTTAAGAATGATAACCTTGCTGGTAACCTGGAGCGCGTTGGCAAATTTTTACGTTCAGCTTTTGTAAATAGTTCAATTAACCAGGGCCTTGGCGATATTGTTGCCAAAATTGCCGAATGGACAAAAACTCCGTTATCCGAAACTATGGAGGAGGAACGTATAAAAGTAAATCAACTTACTGGTAGATTATTAGAGGCAAATACAAAACTTGCCGATCGGCAGAAAATTGTCAATGAATTAAAATCGTTGGCTCCTGATATTGTGAAAGGAATAAATGCCGAAGCTATCGCTTACGATACATTAAAAACAAATTTGGCTAATTATAATAATGAGGCTATTAGCCGGATAATTATTCAACGTAAACAGCAGGAAATTGATGCCACTAATGAGGATGTTGCTTCTGCAATGGGAAATAGACTAAAATCGGAAGATGAACTGCGCAAATGGATGCGTAAAACTGCTGAAGATGTGGCATCACAAAATATTAAGGATGGTGCTGCTTTAATACAAATCAACAACGACGAAAAGAAATCGGTAAACGAAAAAGCCGCCGCTATAATTGACTATATAGCTAAGGCTAACAGTGCCGCTGGAAGTAAAATATACGGCGGTGCCAACCATGCGGCCATGGTACGCTGGTATGGCGATTATTTAAATTACAGTGGCCAGGAAAATAGGTTACTTCAACAAGTTAATGGCCAGTTAACAGGTAAGGAAAAACTAATGAAAGAACTGGGCATTACCTCAGATAATACTCAAGATCAGGAAACTAACACCCCGAAAACAGGAGATCAGAAATTGATCGATGGTATATTATGTGCATTCGATGGAGCTAACTGGACACCGGTTAAAATAACAGGTGGTGATCCTGATGGAAATAAAGCAAAAACTGCATACGAAAAGCTTGGTAAATCCATCGAAGACCTTACAAAGAAAACGCAGGATTACCTAAAAGCAGGAAAGGAAGTTCCTGAAGCAATACAAAAGGAACTTAAAGCCAAAATTGCCGAAAAGAAAGCTATTGACGACCAGGTAAAAGCTATATCCGAAAATATAGGCGCTTATGCCAAACTGCGCACCGAAGTTCAGAACCTTGAGGAAAAAATACTTGATCTCAAAGCGGCTGACCAACCGGTGCCCGATAGTCTCATAATTGAGCTGGCATCTAAAACCGCTGAGCTTCATATTATCGAAAATTCAGTAAAAGGTATTGCTGATAATATTCAGAAAATAAGAAAGAACCCACTTCAAAAACGCGATTCGTTCAAAGATTATAAACCGGGTCCTACTGCCGATACAATCAAAGAGGAGGAATCCGACGCACAAGATAAACTAGATCAGCGCAGAGATGCAATACAGTCATCAGCTCAGAGTGCAGTCGATTTCTATTTTAACTATGCCGCTTCCAAAGACGAAGCTCTATTGAATAAAAAGCTTAGCCTGCTCGAAAAACAGCGTGATGCCGAATTAAAGAACAAAAAACTGACGGAATCAGAAAAAGAGGCCATTACCGAAAAATATCGTAAACAAGAAGCTGCAGAAAGAACAAAAGCTTGGAAAAAACAACAAAAAGCAGATGCAATTCAGGCAGGTATAAATACAGCTTTAGCTGTAACCCGGCTATTGGCAGAGCCATGGGCAGCTGTGGCTGCAGCAATTGCTGGTGGTTTTCAGGTTGCATATATTCTTTCGCAAAAGCCCCCCGAATTCTACTCCGGCGGTTACACCGATCCAGCCTCCGACGATAAAAAACCAGCCGGCATAGTTCATGCCAATGAGTTTATTGGCTCAGCCGCTGCTGTTCGCAACCCATCAGTTAAAAAAATATTCGATGTAATTGATTACGCTCAGCGTAATGGCACAATAAGCCAGATCAATCTTCCTGCACTGGTTTCAACATCAACACTTAAAGGACTAAAGGTTGGAGGATACACAACTGATACCACTACATCGCAATCAAACAATACACAACCTTACGCATCATCACCCCCGCGCATGTCATCCGCCGAAATTGCCGCCATGAACCGCTATTCAGCCGCTATGGAGTCCTTGGTTAAAAACGGCGTCCGCGGCAACTGGTCCCTCTTCGACCTCGAAAAAATCCAATCCGATAAAGCATCCTTACAGTCGGCTACCGAAATGTAATTGTCCTTTGCTCAAACAACCCATCACATTAATATTGCACCATGTCATTATCAATTATTCAGCAACCACCCGCATTACTTATGGCCCGACAGCCGGTAGTTTTTGTTTTGCAGAGCGATAGCATAGGCACACCGCTTCGCATTGCTGCTGGTGTAACCGGTCAGGCTGCTGCCGATAGCATACAGGCCGATGCTGATAAAAAGGCAAGTTTTGAGCTCAGTGATTACTTGCAGGGATTGATTACAACACGACATAAAACCGGGAGCGTAGCCGAAGTGTACAGCGATGTGCCTTTGCCTGTAACTTTTGACTTTGTTGAATGGGCCGGTGATCCGCCTGTCGATACTTTTGACCTGGTTGATCAAGGCCCTTTCTATTTGCTTGATGCGCTAATTCCAAAGTCGCGAAGCAAAGCATTTTATACTTCATATAGCAGTTTACTCAATTACCTTATTACAACAAAAAGTTGCCTTACATGGTGGCCTGATAGCGAATCGAAGAAAGTAGGCGTTGATCAGCCGGAATTTTTAAATTTCCTGCAGGTACAAAGTATTACACCTATTTCAGTTGCCGCCCGGGTTACTTTTAATTTCACCGATGGCACCAGCGTTGATAATGCCGTGGTAAATACGGTTACAGGCGTTGAATATATGCAGCTTGTTTATTTCCCCTGTGGTTACACGCAGCTGGGCATTGCGCTGGTAATGGCTGAGGCTTATGCCGATAAAACCCTGGCATCGTATTCGGTTGTAATTAAAACCGGCACTACGGTGATAAGCAAGGTTTACACATTTGAACCTGATGCAACTTACTATGATAATACTCGAATACTTTATGTGAAGAATCCATTTGGTTTGCTCGAAATTGTAAGATGCACCGGCAAAGGCGAACAAAACAACAAAATCACGATAGAAATTGCGCGTACTGACGGGCAAATACTACCTGATAAGATTTCGTGGAAAAACGAAAACGAGGATGTGGTAAAAGCCAACACTGGGCATTTAAGCAAATTGCAGATGCAATGGCTTTCTTATATGGATTTTTTGGAAGCATACGAACTGCAGGGGAGCATACTGCACCCTATTGTTTTTCATGACCTTAGTTTGCCGGTTATACATGATAATATATACCAGTATGATGCTGAACTGGAGTACGAATACGCATATTTACAAACCATTGAAACTGCATGAGCATTATTCACATATCAAATGTACCAGAACGGGTGCCTACGGTTAATCAGTTGCTTACAACTGATACAGGTTTGGGTTACAACCGCCGTGATGCTTTGTTTTATGGGCTTAAAGTAAATGCAGACGGATCCAAGTCGGTTGAATGCCTTGGTCGCAGCATTAACCCGGCACAGCTGCACGACCGCGTACACCTTATTACCTCCCTGCTCGATCATGCTCCTGTTGCTGAAGCTGATAGGGGGAAACTAATTACAACAGATGTGCCAACTGGGGCAATGGCATTCACAGATGCGATAGATGGAGGAACTTATTAATGAATAGAGTACAACATAAGCGTAGCAATGTTCCAGGGAAAGTTCCGGTAGTATCGGATATAAGAGATGGTGAGATCCTGATAAACATAGCTGATAATAAGTTATATGGGAAGCAGGTAGTTGGAGGTATTGAAACTATAGTTGAGTATGGGTCTGGGAATGATAAGTATTACAGGCACAATCAAAACCTGCCATCAACGGTATGGACAATTGAACATAACCTTAATAAATATCCCTCGGTTACGGTTATAGATTCGGCAGGATCGCAACACGAAGGAGAAATTGACTACATAGATCAAAACAATTTAACAATAACCTTTTCAGCAGCCTTTTCCGGATTTGCTGATTTAAATTAAACCGACATGGCAAAGAAATCATTTCTCGTTGACATTGATTTGAACAAGAATCAAATGCTCAATCAAAAAATTCAGAACCTGGCTACAAGCCCAACGCTTACAGCGGGGGATGCCGGGTTTATTTATTACAATACTGCAGATGCAAAGTTGTATGTTTGGACTGGATCCGCATGGAAGACCTTTCCTTATGTACATCCAAACCACTCGGGCGATGTGACAAGTGCGGGAGATGGGGCCCAAACAATTGCAAACAGTGCTGTTACAAACGCCAAGATGGCAAACATGGCGGCCAATACCATTAAAGGTAACAATACCGGTAGTGCAGCTGCTCCTATCGATTTGACCGTATTACAAGTATTAATTATGCTTGCCGATACAGATGTAACTCTTGGAGGAGCCGGAGCAGTTAATACAAAGATAAGTTCACAATTGGCGGTGAAGACTTATGTGGATAATCTTGTTGCAGGAGTTAACAGCCTTATCAGTGGTGCTCTCGTTAATAAAGGGGGCTACGATGCCGCTACCAATACACCTTTGCTCGATGCTACGCCTATTGCCGGTATCAAAAACGGCTGGACTTATGTGGTAACTGTTGCAGGAACCTTCTTCACAACTGGTGTTGCTATCGGTGATATGATTATTGCAAATCAGGACTCTCCTACTCTTGAATCGCACTGGACAGTAGTTAATAAAAACATACCTGATATTGTTTCAGCAAGTGAAACAGCACAAGGTATTATCGAACTTGCAACTCAGTCCGAGGTTAATACCGGTACTGATGCTACAAGAGCGGTAACTCCGGCTACACTTACACAAAAACTTGGAGCAGCAGCAAAAACGTATAGTGCAGCATTCGGTAACGGAACTTTAACATCATTTGTGTTTACACATGGACTAATTACCCGAGAGGTAATAGTTTCAGTTTACAACACCACAACTTTTGAGGAAGTGCAGTGTGAGGTCTATATAACTTCAACAACTACTGTTACGGTTTCAGTTAATGTAGCTCCTACAACAAATCAATATACTGTTAATATTATTGGAAGATAGTAATCAATGGCAAGTAAAAAGTATCTCGTTGGTCTTAATCTTCAGGCCGTAGGCACACTCGACACTGTGCCTGCTGGCTTTGTAGGTTTTAATGCAAAAGCGGACGGTTTGTATCAACGCATAAGCGGAGCTGATGAGTTACGATTACTTACAACTGCTGATGCGGCAGGATATGTCCCCTACACCGGTGCAACCGCTAATGTTAACCTTGGAGTGCACAATCTAACTGTTGACACCAATACGCTTTTCGTAGATTCGGTTAATCATCGGGTCGGCATTGGGACGACGGCACCGGGCACTAAATTGGTAGTTGCAGGAGCGTCTCCGATATTTAGAATTGAAAATAGCACAACCAAAGCAGATGCCTTGGCATCCTCTATCCTTTTTTATAACACATCGGGTGTTGCAGATGTTGAAGCCGGTATTAAATCTATTTATAGAGGTGGTGCAGCGGATGCAAATAAGGACCTTGATTTTTATACCGGAGGAAATGTTATTACACCTAAAGTCACAATTGAAGGAACTTCCGGCAACGTCGGAATTGGGACGACAGCACCACATGATAAGTTGGATGTTTGGGGAAACATAAGATTAGGCCAAACAAACTCAACATTAAATAGAGGAATATTAAGTTATACTGATAGTGGAACTTTAGTCAGCTCAATCACAAGAAATGACAGCATTGCAGGTGTACAAGCTGACCTTGCTATTAGTGCATACAATGGAATAGGGTTCAATATCTCCAGCGGAGCTGCATTACCAACATCCTACTCAATGTATATTGCACCTTCTGGATATGTAGGTATTGGGACATTAATACCCTCAAATCTGCTGACAGTACAAGGGCATAATGATATTTTAAAGCTAACGAACGGATCCGCGTACATGAAAATGAACGCGTATGATTCTGCTTATGGAAATAACATGACAATAAAAGGTTATAGCGGTAGCGGAATGTCGATCGTTAGCTTGTATACAAATACAAATCTCTCACTATTGACACTAGGAACCGGAAATGTGTTGGTGCCAAATGGATATTTAGGAATAGGAACTGCTAATCCTTCTTCAGCTCTCGATGTTGCCGGTCTCACCACTTCGCAAACCCTTAAACTCACAACCGGAGCAGCATCAGGCTACTTGCTTACTAGCGATGCCAGCGGCAATGCCAGCTGGGCTGCCTATGTAGCAACTTCAATTACAGCAACTGATATTACCAACTGGAATACTGCTTTTAGCGCAGCGCACTATCCGCTTTCGCTTGGCACAGCACAAAATGGGTTAAGCTTAGCGGCAAATCAGGTGCTATCACTTACAACTGCTTCGGCTGAGCGCACCGGAGCACTCACGGCAACGGATTGGAATACATTCAACAGTAAGGATACATACATTAGCTGGGATATTATACTCGATAGCTCGACAACTGTACGTCATATCATGAAAACAGGTGCAACAGGTTTGGCCGCTGGGGAATATAGTTCACTCAATCTAATAGCAGGTACTGGTATAACGCTTTCTGAATCATCAGGTTCAGGAGGAAAATACAATGTTACTATAGCAGCCTCCGGTGGTGGGAGCAGCCACGATCCGGTAACAATAGGAGCTTCCGCTAATGGTTTATCATTAGGTGTTGGCACACAGGTACTGAGTTTGGGGCTGGCTTCGTCAGAAGCTACAGGAGCACTGTCAGCAGCTAACTGGAGTACATTCAACAATAAAGTATCATTTCCCGGGTTTGGTACCGATCATGTTACTGCCGCTTATGGCGATCATACACACGCCGGCATTGGGACAGTAACTCCACTTGCCGACTGGTATACAACCGATACTCAAACAGGTACAGGCCCACTATATCAGTTCCTGTACACAATGCCATCCGGAACACTAGCAACAAATGGCGATAAACTGGAGCTTGTATATTGCGGAACAATTAATGAATCAGTGAATATAATACTGAGTTTAGATACTTCAACATCGAGAAATGGTATTAGCCTGGGTGCAGCTACTGGCAATTTTGTTCTACATATAAACTATACGAGGGCATCAAGTACATCAATTGCTTATAGTATAGTTGGGAATATTGGAAGTACCTCAATTAGTGCATTTGGCATATACAGCTCAACAGTTAACCTTGCTGCTGCAATGTACACCGGCATGAAACTAACTTACTCCACATCGAGGAATTTTGTCGGAGTAAGAGGTCATGTGATAAAAACTAATGCAGCATAACAAAAATATGGCAACAACAATTACAGAAAAAAGAATTGTAAGACAAGAATGGTATGAAACCGAAACTACAAAAACTGGATGGGATTCTCACGGTTGGTTTTTTGAAGACGATGGAAATCAAATGCCTGATAGTTGGACAATTGTAGAACATATTCATTTGGATAAATTTGGAAATCCATTTTTAGGTGTTGCAGAAAAGGAAACAAATGCATCGTAATGGCTTCTTTAAGCTATTGCATAACAAATAAATAAACTAACCATGGCATTTTTAAAAGAAGTAAAAAAAGTAAAAGACGGTCTCACAGTTGGAGATCTCCTTGATCGGTTTGCATTGCTCAGCGAAGTAAAAGGGCTACCAAACGCACTGTGCTCAGCACGGAGTAAAAACCTGATGATCCTCCGTAAGTTCGAGAAAGAGAACTCAGCCACAGTACGCATACCGCTTACCGAAGAATTCGAAACCTACCAGAAGGCTTTCAACGAAACGCGCGGAAAGTACCTGTTAACTGATTCAGAAGGCAAGAGCGTGCTGATCGGCGGCAATCCGGCCATTGATGTGGCCAATCCAAAGTTAGTGAAAGAACTTGCGGATCTAAAAGCGAAATATGCCGAAGCTATCAAAGAGCGTGATGCCGATATCAAGGCATATACTGAGTTTATGGACGAAATAGTTACCGAAACTTTCGATTTCAAAAACATAAAGGATAGCGATACCAAAGAATTAACGCAACATCAGTACGATGCTGTGGCGTGGATGATTAAGGAGTAACCTTAGCCTTATGCAAATAAAAATTGGAAATACAATCGTTGCTGTAGATCAGGGTATCAGTTTGCCACTGGTGTACCGGTCGCCACTATTTATAACGGCCGAAAACCGTATCCCTGGTTCCTACATTTTCAATACCTCTTTCGCCGCCACACCACAGTTAAGGCAGGAGTTTGCTCAGGCACACCGTGTGCAACGTCATGGCCGTGCTACCGCTGAACTGCCATATGTAATTACAGCATACGGTTTGCGCTTTGTAGGCACCTGCGTGGGAACACAAGCTGATCAGGACAAGTACGAAGTATCATTTAGGATTGATAATGGGGATTTTGCCGGAACCATAGCTGGTAAAACGTTGAAGGATCTATTGTGGGGCGACGATATTGTTATTACCGATTTTTATTCAGTTGCATCGGTCGAAAATATTGTGGTGAGTTACAACGATCCATTATACGAAGGGTTTATTACATTCACTGTTAATGAGCCGCTTCATGTAATTAAGGACATCACCTCGTCGATGGGCGTGGATGGTCGCACTTTTGTTGCCGACCAGGATACTACCTGTACTCAGTCGATAGTTTTGAACACTGCTTTCACTTCCGGATCGCTGCAGGTAATTGCCCGCAAAAACGGAGTTGCGTACTTCGACGAAACATATTCAGCTCAGCCCGGAGGCACATTGCCACCTGCGGAAATAGTTAACAGCCTTACCCTGATTACCGGCGATATTGTTACGGTTGAACTTGTTTGCATTACCGAATCGCTTTTTCCGGCCGGTACTATTGCCGACATATTCATATCTGTTTGCCTTGTCGAATACAAAAAAACCAACCTTTTCGATGTGGTTGTAACGCAGGATCAGGATAGTGCAGACTTTACTGTTTTCCCTATTCACAACAAAGAGTTTCTTTCAAATTTCCCTGACGATATTTTTGAACTTGACAATTTGTCTATTAAAACGATATATACACAATATATCAAAGTTCTTAATTACTACAAAAACGGTGAATTCCCCTTGATGATATGGGGTAATGTTGAAAACGAACCTTTTGTTGCCGCCAATCTGTTCACCCCTTTTATCTATCTGAATACTATTGTCAAAAAAATTGCAACTGAAGCGGGATATAGCATAGTAAATAATCCTTTCGACACGGTTTATTTCAAAAACGCTGTACTATTCAATGCCTACGCTGAAAATACATACAGTTCCGATTCAACTACCAAGATGCCTGTTAATCCGTCATTCAACCTTGTGAGCCATGTACCGGCAATGTTGCAAAGCGATTTCATGAACTGGATTTCGCAACTTACCGGGTACATACCGATTGTTGACAATAATACGCGCACTATCACATTTATTGATATTAAAGCAAAATCAGTTGTAACGCCTACCAATCAGGCTGTAGCGTTTCCGGGTATTTTACTACCATCGCCAAAAGTTACAGTTACTGAAGAATACAAAGGAATAAAATTCGAGCTGAAAAGTGCATCAGCAGATAAATATCTCGCCAATATAAAGCCGTTGAATGAGAAGCTTGTTTACAAAGGAACCGTTATCGATATTTATCATTTATCAAACCTAGGCAATAAGGTGAATGATATGTACCTGGTAACCTCGCTTAACGAATTTTGGGTGTGGCAATATTCAACTGAAACCTATTTACTTGCCTGGGTTTTTTACAGCAAAAATTTTCAGATAGTATACACCGATGGCGAAGAACCTTACCTGCAGCGCACCACTAATTTATGTCCGGTACTTTCGTCGTATATAGCCGACGATGTACCAGGTGCACCGGCAACCCGGCATTATATATTGCCAGTAACCGAACAACCTGGCATACTCGAGGGATTTCCCGACTCGCTTGGATCGGAATACGGAACACAGGTGCTGTACTTCAAAGGCATGTCGCTCGATAGTCTCGCACAACCTTATCCGCTTGGTACTTGCCGTTACGACGATTATAGCGGGGATCCGTTATTCTTCCCGGATCTGAATGCCGAATCGATTTTCAATAACCGGTGGAAAGAATTCCTACGCTGGCTGGCCTACGAAAGCAAACCGGCAACCTTCAGAGTGGTCTTAACACCAGTGCAGCTGAAGCAACTGCAATCTGATCAGGTTGATCAGATATATTCGGGCAATGGTTTTATGTTTCTGATTAAAGAAATCAGGGTGAACATGCTTAGCGAGGGGTTGAGTGTAGCGGAAATGGATGTGTATACGTGCTAGGGTTTTGTCCTTTGCGTTTATTGCTAAGCAACGTTAATTTGTTTAAAACTGTTGAACATGAAAATAATCAGGTATTACTGGAAAAGATTCAAAAGTGAAACGCCAAAAGCACTTCGCCGGATACAGTTATTATTGGGTGCATTACTGGCCCCAATAATCGGGGTATTGCCAGTTGTGAATCAGGAGGAGCAACCATTACTATACAAGGTACTTCAAAATGCAGTGGTTACAATCCCAATCGTAATAGCATTTTTGCAATTTGCCACTACATCAAAAGACTTACAGCAAAACGACATTAACAAAAATAAAGAAATACAGTAAAATGGCTTTAACTCGCGCTGACAAAGAAGACATTCAGGAAATGCTTACAACTGCAATAAGTCACATAAAAGAGGTACAGTCGGAAGTAATGAAAGGTGTCAATGGTTCTCTAACACGTATCGAGGAACAAACGACAAAAACAAACGGACGTGTAACCGCTTTGGAAAAACAATTGCCACACACCATATCGAATTGCCCACATACAAATATTATTAATGAGTTGCGGGACTCCTCGGTGGAAAACAAAGGGGTAAAAAGTTGGAAAATGGCAACGATGGCAATTGGAGCGGCATTTCTGGGAGCCTTAGTTGCGGTAATTGCTGTATTTGAATTTATAATGAAATATAAGCCATGAAATAGCCATGAGCAGAAAATTTGCTCACCAACAGAATTGATTATTCTCTTGGCGTATTCCATGTGACCCGTTAAAAATAATAAATAACACATGAAATTAAAATTCTTAGTAATCCACTGCACAGCCACACCCGAAGGGCGCGAAGTAACATCCGGCCAAATCCGCCACTGGCATCTCGATCCACCGCCTGCAGGCCGTGGATGGCGACAGGTTGGATATACCGATTTGTTTCACCTCAATGGAGGTGTTGAACGCCTTGTTAATAATAACGAGGACGGCAATGTCGATACCTGGGAGATCACCAACGGAGCTGTTGGTATCAACTCAATAAGCCGGCACGTTGTTTATGCAGGAGGATTAGCCGCCGATGCTAAAACTCCAAAAGATACCCGTACCGAAGATCAGAAAAAAACAATGTTGCGTTACGTTCAGGACATGATACGCATGCACCCCGATATACTGGTAGCTGGTCACAATCAGTTTGCGGCAAAAGCCTGCCCGTCCTTCAATGTTCCAATGTGGCTGCAATCGGTAGGAATACCAGCTAAAAACATTTACAAGCCATGAAAACAATTCTCAAATATACCTGGCAGTTAATTAGCTGCATTCTGGTAATACTTTTGGTATTGCAAAGGCAATGCACACCTGAACCGAAAACTGTAAGCTCGCATACCGTAGATACGGTTACGGTTGTTAAAACCATACATGATACCAAAACAGCTTATATTCCAGGAATTAATACTGTGGACACCATTTATCCTGAATTCCCTTTCGATACATTGGATATGATAGCAGATTATTTTGCCGTAAAAGTTTCGAACGATACCATTAAAGGGGAAAACTATTCCGTTGCCATTCGTGATGTTATTTCGCGCAACCGGATACAGAGCCGGAAAGCAACGGCAGATATAAATGTTATCATCCAAACCATTCACGAAACCGACTCAATTTATTATACCACGGATTGCCCGAAGCCAAAGGCAAAAGTATATGCGGGTATAGGAATTGGCGGCTGGACCGATAAAGTTGGATTTGCTCCGTCATTAGCCTTTAATACAAAAAAGGATAATTTATACACGGTAAGTTATGACGTGGTTAATCAAACTGCATGGTTAAGCATGTACTGGAAAATAAGATTAAAGAAAAAATAGTAGTTTATTGACTTACTTTCGGAACGGCTGGCAGAAACGTGGCCGTATTTTTATTTAAAATTTGCGGCTATCGTTTTTAATTGTTTCATTAGCCTGTTTCATATCTGATGGCAAATACATATTTGTAATTGATAAATCATGATGGCGCGCCTGATCGCGGGCAAGCAACGGGTTATTATGCGTCCGGATCATGTCAGTAATGCCGGTATCCTTCAGGCTATAGAATTTTAAATTCATTGGCAGCTTTAACGCCTTGCGTACATACCGGTCCCAATATTTACTCATTAAAGTAGGCTGGCAATGTGTTGTACCTGGTTTAAATCCGTGCGAGAATAAATAATACTCTCCCGGATAATCCATTATCCCCATTTCACTTATAAGTGAATTCAAGCTTTCGGGAATGGTAACCAGACCATCCTCATAATTTTTAGCCGTTTCGCCATCTACAAAAATTACTGATCGTTCCAGGTCAATATGTTTAATCTTAATAAATGTCATTTCCTTTGGCCTTATCATACAGAAATATAATATCTGGGCGGCAATAAGGAAGTGTCGGTTATTCGTATTCAGGTATTCCGAAACTTTTGTCATAATATCAACCGGGAGTACAGTTCTGTTTTTTACAGCTCGCTTGCTTTTACCCAGTACCGATATTGTTTCAGCTGGTGATACCTTTAAGAATGACCGTTCAACCAGGTAATTGCAGAAAAGACGTATAAATTTCAGATAGTTATCGCGTGTGCGGCTCGACAGGTTTCGTCCGTTATACACATAGTCCAGATATTTGATAATAAATTCTTTATTGAAATAGTAAACATACATGTCCATCAGTTTCTCAGCTACAAGGTATTCGCTAAACTTGTTATAATAGCTTTCGTAACTGTGTATTGTTGCCTCCCTGATATCGCCCTCCTTATGTTTTTTGCGCTGAAGATTTATAAAATCATCTAGTACTTTCGGTAGCAGAGCATAGCTCCGCGAATTTTCTTCAGCCACGTAAGGGTTCCATCCTTTCTCAAGTTCGGCATTTAACTTCCTCATAAGCCGACCGGCAAAGGCCCGGCGGTCCGAAATTTTATCAATATAATTAAGCATGATCTTTTTACGGACCATTTTCTTAAACTCAATATTATACACATAATATTCCACAAACCACTCCTTACCCGTTGCCAGCCTGGCCGGTCGGTAACTCTTGATCTCCTCTAAATTTTCTGATAAGTGCAT